TAGTTGATTTAATAATCCAGCAACTGATCCAACACCGGCGCCTGTCGTTGATAACCCCTTAGTATCTAAACTAAAATATAAAGTTTTATTAGCAATTTGATCATCAACGTATTTTTTGGTAGCAGCATGTTTTTCATTAATTGGGTCGTCAACTAACGTCAAATAACCTGACATAACGCTACCAGTCTTGGCAACTCTTGTTTCGTCAACTACATTGATATTCTCTGACCCATCAAACGCAACACCGTTGATAAATTTTGGAGACTGAAATTTAGACGCAGTAGCAGCATTGCCTGTTAATGTACCGGTAAAGGTTTTTGTACCTGCGTTGTAAGCAATAGTATCATCGCTGGCATAGATATCACCTTTAAGGTCGCCAATTACTTTGTCTATTAATGTTAATAAATCTGTAGTAACATTAGTAAATGTTCCCTGGGCACCGATAAATGCTCTAGCGGAAGAGTCAAAGCAAAGAGAATTATCTGCTGCTCTAATATCTCCTTGTTGGGTGCCTACGTGTGTTCCGTAAAATTCTTTAAGGCTAGCGTCAAACATTACTTGGTCATCTTCTGCCAGCAAGTCACCTTGTAGAGTTCCTCGTACATTACCAAATAAATCTTTAGAGTGTATCTCATTCCACTTTTTACTATTTGAGCCTAAATTATATATTTCAGTGGTGTTAGGCTCCATACCAGCTTCTGTAAAAATAGCAACATCATTGTTAATATTTCCATTCTTAACACGGATTTTTAACGGGCCATTTAACTGACTTGATATTACTACTTTATTAAAGTCTTCAACAAATATTTTTAAATCATTGTCATCGCCTAGTGTTACACCAGTATCGCCAAATGTTGATCCGTTCATCCCTCGCATTACAAAATCAGCAGTGGTAAATCCACTAAATTTTTCTGTGTTGCTTGCAGTGCCCCAATATTTGTAATTAGAAGTTGTAACACCAGTAGACGGTGTGTCAACTAAGGTAAAGCCTTGTTTAATTGTTGTAAAGCCGACAATGGTGTCAATAACACCAATGTCAAATTCGGTTGAGCTAATTGTTGCTACAACTTTTTCGTTATTGAAAACTTTTATAAGAGCATGTTCGACGTTTCCATTATCACGAATAGTAGTTGAACTAAGTTTAGTTTCCCCGAACCCTACAGATAGCTCGGGCCCAATAATAACATAGTCAGCACCGTCCCACACATTCAATTGTTTTAGTGTATCGTTATACCATAGATTACCCTTGTCTTTTACAGATAATCCAGTAGGTGCTAACAATGCTACGTCTGTTACTGAGACTGTTTTCCATTGTTGGGTGTCATCATAGAATTTAATTTTGTTAGATAACTCATCGTACCATATTTGACCAGTGAGCGGTCTTCTCGGAGCACTGAATCCTCTAAAGTTTTCTAATAAATGTAGTACATTTTCGTTAGTGACTTCACCATACCCGGCATAGTTTTTGCCGATTAATTTCAAGTCGCAACTAGAACTGTCGACCGTTTGATCAGGTACTTCTATAAAGAACGACCCGTTATATCTATCAATCTGGTATGGCATTACTTGCTCCTATTATTCTGTTATACTGTCAGCAGCAGTTTGTCTTTGCTGTTCTAATTCTAAATACTCAGCGTCTGTTAATGTCGTAGGCACCGCCAATGCCTTTTGTCTCATGTGTCTTAGTACTTTCCAATCAGTGGTGTTTAAAAATTCTCTATGTACACTATTTTCATTAAATGTTGACTTGGCAAGTATTTGTTCATTAGTCAGCGGCTCAACTGCGTTAGTTACCACATTAAAAAAATGTGTGTTGTTAACAAGCTGATCATATTGTTCATTGGTGATCGCAGTCACTAACACAGTGCTAGGAACATTAGGCTGATAATTTAATATTGTTGTGATTTGATTATTTTCTATACAAACGTAGTACATGTTATCTCCAAATAGCTAACCAGTTGGCAGCTGGGGTTGATCGTTGTTCTGTATTCTGTACATAAACTCTAATCCTATCGCCTAAATTACTCCAAGTACAAACTAATGAATCGTTTCCGTCAACTCGACCTGCGTAGTGAATAACAGCAATACTAGGAATAAATGCTTCGAGATCTCCTATTGTTTTTCCCATAGGAGGAAAAACGTCAAAAAAGTTCGCACCAAAATTAAACGAACCTACTTGATTAGTAAATCCTGCTTGACTATATTGAGTATTACCATAAGTTACTACATAATTTGTAGGGAACAATGCGATAACTTCAGATTTAATTATCTGATCACGAGAGTCAACATATTGTTTTGTAGCAGCGCCAAATCCTGTAGTAGGATCGTTGTTTAGTATTAACGGACCAGTTAGTGCTCCGCCAGTTGTAGGAAATTTTGTATTGTCAAATATAGTTAAGCTAGACTGGCCAGTAAACGGAACATTATTAATTAATATTTCATTTTGAAGTCTAGTAGCTGAGGTAGCATTACCAGTAAATGTTCCTGTAAATATTTTTGTTGTGCCGTCATAGGCAACAGAGTTATCACCGGCAACTAAACTACCTTTAATATTGCCCTGGACATTACCTACTACTGAGCCTGTAAGATTACCAACAACATCTCCTGTGAGATTACCAAGCACATTACCAGTAACATTACCGAGCACATTACCAGTTACTCCGCCAACAACTGGACCAGTGTGTGTTCCAATAGTATTGCCTGTGAGATTAGCTACTACAGTATTAGCAGCAAAATTTCCAGAACCGTCTCGAGCAACTACAGTGTTTTGAATATTATTTGATGACGCATTAACACTCCATGTAACTGGGGTTGAACCATCAAACGCAGCACCTGTTATATAATTGCCAGCTATCAAATCTTCCGGGGTTGCTGCTGTAATTGTAATATTTGAGGTACCATTAAATCCAACACCGTTGATATTTCTTGCCGTGGCTAATTGATTTGCTGTATTAGCACCGCCCGTAATGTTACCATTAATTGTTGACGATGTTGAAAGATTAACACCTTTGACAAATGTTGTAAATCCAGTAATTGCTGTTAACGGCGTAAATGCTCTGTCAGCAGTAATTGAAATAATTGTATCATTAATAGTAGTCTTAATGACCGGAATGTTGTTACCTGTTGAATCGGTAATAGTTGTCGAGATATGTCTTGTATCGCCGAAACCTAGTACAGTTTCTGGGCCAACAAACTGAAAATCAGTGCCGTCATAGACATAAAATTTCCCGCTATCAGACTCGTACCACCCGTCGCCCGGAGCCGGATCAAGAGGTTCTGTACTAGAAATTTTTGTTCCGCCTACTACATTCCACGAAGAACCTGTGTAAACGTTGATTCTTTTTGTAGTAGAATCGTACCACAGTTGGCCCGATAAGGGTTTTCCAGGAGCAATTCCGCCAGCAAAATTTTCTAACATCCACACAAAGTTTTCGTTTTGTGTTTCGCCGTAGCCAGCAAAATTCTTGCCTACTAGATTGATATTTGTAGTAGAGTCTAGTGTACCATCTTCTAGTATTACTAGTCGGTCTCCGCTAAATTTGTTAATTTGATATGGCATTTCGCTCTTCCATTATTATAATCGTGTGCCGTATGAACTATACGGAATTTGATATGGTGACGGATCTTCAGACAACGCAGTGAACACTACCCATGTTAATATTGAAGAAACATTTTCTAATCTTAAGACAATTAATCCTCGTCTTACAAACAGCAACGGTGGTGCTTTTTGTGGAATAACTACTGGATTTTCTATGTCTAATACAACACCATGTGGTGTTTCAACTCCGCCAGGTGTTTCTGATCCATCTACTTCATACAATGTAGAATAATTGACGGTGAATGTTTGTTGCTGAATATCTTCTTGATAGTATCGTGTTGTTGCTATACGGCAGAGTGTATTTTCTTCGTATTCATTCGGTGGACATATTTCTGTAACTATCGCAATAATTTCAGCGTTAGTTAACGGCTGTTCTGCTTGTGTGCCCTGGCCGCTGTTGGTGTTTTTTGTAATATCTAAAGATAAAGGAATACTACGTGTTCTAACTAAATTAGTAACATATTTTTTTGAAGTTGCTTGCTCTAACTGATCAGGATCATTAGCTGAAAGATATGTATACCCTTCTTGTGTTTGATCAGGAGCACCCTCGCCTGTGGTTGTTATTCCCAATAGTCTTGGTAAACCTAAAAACACCACGTCACCTAATGGTTCAATTACTATGTTTGTTGGGTTAGGAGGATCACCGTTTACATAGGCAGTATTTCTAGCATTATTAGAAATTCTGTTATCATCAATAATAATGTTGTCAGCGGTAAGACTAGTTTGAGATCCAAAGCTGATAAGCCCTGGGGCTGTTGTAACCGCCGAGGTTAACTCAATGGTCACTCCGTTGCTTCTAAGAACCTCAACTCCGCCAATCTTATACGATCTAGTAGCAGGAATATCAATGTTCTCACTAAAGTCCCAATCTTGTTCATCGGCCACTGTTGACTCTGCTTCATTCCATATCATGTAATGATCTGTTGTTCCTTTTAAAACAACACCACCATTATATGCCTGAGCATCAGTAATATTCGATCCGTCGGATTTTCTTCCTAACTCAATGTTTTTATCTTCAACTCGTAGTGTCGAAACATCAACACTTACTGTGTTGCCTAGTACTTTTAGATCACCGGTAATTTCTAAACTGCCACCGATAGTTGTTGTACTTAAAGGATTTGTTGGAGCAATTTGTATTAGATCTGTGCCAGACGAATTTGGAGTTATAACAAAATAATTTAATAAACTACCTGCTCGAGTTGCTCTTAACGTTATCTTTCCGTCTTCTGTAGTGTTTCGTAAAGTAACATCTCTTGAATTTTCAACACCTAACTGACCTTGTGGACCAGTACCGAAGAATAAACCGTCATTTCGTTGAATAGTCAACGATTCAGTTAGTACAGTAGGCAGATCTTTTCGGACATAAGAAATGGCATCGACATCACCCAATCTGTCTGAATTAACTGTTGTGCCCTGCCATTTAAATGTCGGGTCTGCTGTGTTAAAACCTATTTTTATTAAAGTGTTAGGAATAACTTCTAAATTTTGATTGACTGTATTATAGTCAGTAATTGGATTTCTTAATTGGAATTCTTGAGCACTATAGTAGCCCATTAAAATTCCACCGGAATAAACCCCTGTAATAACTTTATTTCGTCTATCCGAGTCTTCAACAGATTCAACTTTAACCCCGCTGAATCCCTGTGCCGAACTATACAGAGGTGCTACTAGTACATCTCTAGTCCCATCAAAGAAAAATAATTGAGCAGTTGAAGTATTGTACCAAAAGTCACCAGTACTAATGTCTAATGGCCTAGATACCGATAGTGATGATGTTCCTACTGATTTCCATTCGCTGCCAGAATATACTTTAATTCTATTTTCTGAAGTGTCAAACCATAATTGTCCAACAATAGGTTGACCAGGTTGTGATTGACCGGCAAAGTTTTCTAGCAGGTGAACAAAATTTTCATTAAGGTAATCACCGAATCCACTAAAATTTTTACCAATTAATGTTAAGTCAGTTGAACCTTGATCAATTTGTCCATCGGATACAGTGGCTACTATCGACCCATCTGTTTTATTTACGGTATACGCCATTAACTCGCTCCATTAGTCATTGTTTGGTCTTCCACTTCTAATAATGTAGTTCAACGTGATAAACGGATTCATTACTGTGAAAGGCTTACCGGTTTGCGAATCAGCAAATCCTGGTCTTCTTTTATTTTCATCTGAAACTTTAACTAATCCAGATGATGCCATTGCTTGAGCACCGTTTGCTACGGTGCCACCTTCTATTCTTATATTTGATACAGCACCACCTGGTTGATAGTCTAAATTAGATGTTGGGGATTCTGTAATAGCATAATATTGTGTTGCTCGTGAATTAGCAGAACTTCTGCCATACATATCATGTTCGTGATCAGGAACGTTAGCTGTTTGTAGCGTATATTGATCAGCACCTCCAGCACGTCCTAAATTATTTGCTGATGATGTATCTGACACCCTATTTCCACCAATTTCAGATAATGGGATTCCTGCAGCAGGACTGCTATTGCCGCCCGGAAATGGAATAGTGGTATCTGCATCCATGTCTTGCTTGCCTAAGACAAACCTTCCTCTTAGATCCGGCACACGGAAGGTTGCTCCTTTGTCTGATCCTTTAAGATCAAGGTTTGCTGTTCTTCCTAAGTTTTTGTAATTGACATTAGAACCGATCACGTCATACAGATCTCTAAATCGATAAGCTTCGTATTCGGACCCATCGCATAGTACGTATCCTACTGGAGCAATAGATCCAGCATACGGCAACACTGCTCCAATCGGTACTCCGGCATCGTCGATAAATGTTTCTCGGGTCATTTTTCTTAGACCTAGTGTGCTTCGATAAACTAGCACTTCGTCAGTATCTCTAACATTACCTAATGCTGTTTTAGTTGAAATAATATCCGAAGTTAAGGTTGTTACAAACGTTTTTGTTAAGTTGCCTGTACCGTTGAAAACAACAACGTTACTTGATACGTCGCCTTCTAACTTAAAATTAGTAGCAGATTGTAATGAAGTGGCTGTTTGTGCGTTACCAGCAATGTTTCCGCTCAAATTGCCTTTGATTGTTGAAGCATCAATAGTATTAGCATAAATGGTGCTGTATCTATTAGCAGCATCACCAATAGTTTCTGATGCTGTTAATGGTTTAATTGACTTAGAAAAAATATTACCATTTAGTACAGATAAGTCACCGCCAACGTTTATATTTTTAGCAACAGCTAGTCCGCCGGCAGTTTGTATAGCACCGTTACTTAGATTTGAAGACTGTTGTTCAGAAGTATTAATGAACTCACCGGCTACTTTGACATTTCCGCCTACGTCTAAAGGTTGTTGGGGATTGGTGTTGTTAATGCCAACACGCTCTTCAACAATTCTAACAACAGTTGTTGGCAATCCAGCAGCGCCTGTTCGTGTTGTCTGTAAGTCAATAGCAGCACCCGGAGTAGAATTATAAAGAATTCCGCTAGATGATCTAACACCTAAATTAATATTTCCGTTGGTTCCTACAAACAGACCAGCATCGTCTCGAACGTTAAGCTGTGCCTGAATAGTACCGATCGTGTCTGTTCTGATAAAACTAGACGACGGTATTTCATCTGTGCCTACAACCAGATTATCTGCTGCCCTTGCTACTCCCACTAATCGTGGAGATACAACTGCCTCAGAAATATCAGTTCTGGCTGTTATGTTGATACCAGCGCCAATTGAAGGGAATCCTTGTATTACTACTTTAGGAATAAAATTATCTTTACTAACAATTGAAACTGGTACATCTCTCGTATATAATATAATTACAGTACGCTCAACGTTATCAATATCTAAAATTGTTTCAACTAACGGGCCCGATTTTGTACCTTCGCTAAATTGTGGTCCAATTAAAACCCAGTTAGTGCCAGACCACAGATATAACTGTTGAGTACTTGAGTTGACCCACAGATCTCCAAGGCTAACACCGTCCGGTTCGTTAACTCCTGTACTGATGTTACTGGTTGTTTTATAATCAATTCCGTCAAATACATAAAGTTTATTTTCATCAGAATTAAACCAAAGTTGCCCAACTATTGACTCTGCCGACGATGGGGGGGTTCCGCTGGCAAAATTTTCTAAAAGATGAATGAAGTTTTCAGCAATCGATTTACCATATCCGGTTTGATTTCTACCAGGTAAAGAAAGACTGGTTGATGTATTAGGAAAATTATCAGGAACCGTCAACGGTTCTGGATGTAATGTACTATCGGTAAAATTTACGTTATATGCCATTATTGTACCTCAGTAAAACCAGTTAAGCTCTGTATTCTAATTGTATAATCAATCTGAATAAGTCTGTTTAACGACTTCTGTACAGGATGAAAAATAACGTGTGTTAATAATTTGTCTGTGCCAGCAGCTTTAAGGCCAAGTTCATCAAATACAAACTCGCCTGCCATATCGACAGAATTATCAAATGCTTCCTGTGAACTTGGCTCTCCGTAATCTAGTAAGCAACTAACAACAATATCTGTATAAGTTGCTCCAGTTATGTGTCTAATTTCCATCTTATTTCTAATTGGATCGTTATTAGTAGCAGAATTTTGATCTACTACTTTACTGTATGTTTGCGAATAAAGACTAGAGTTTGTGCCGTTAGTGTTCGGTGTAAGGTAGGTGATTAATCCTGTAGGATCTACAACCGTTCCTCCATTACCAAATACCATTGCTGAAATCCACCCCTGTCCTTGATTTGATAAACTTTGTGCCATGGCCACCGACATATTTTCGTAGTGAATGGCGTTTCTTTTGTCAATTAAGACTTCGTTGGTTTCTGGATCAAATATCTTTATATGACCTTCAACGTGAAACCCACCTTTTTCGTCAGGTTTCTTTTCAGTAATTTGTTGCTGTGTAGGTTGTTCTAGCATAGTTTTAGACTCATCTTTATTCATATCATGTATTTATTATGTTAATTTTGTACTGCTATTTTGTAAGAACTTAGCATTAGCGGTGTTGCTATAGCTTAATCCTTGACCTGTTGTAGCGGTTGTAGCACCGCGATCATACCACAATCTACCCTGTCTGCGAATAACTGTAATTCTTGTACCTGCTGCTACAGCAGTAGTCAATCTAATAGTTTCTGTAATTCCGTCTACAGAGAATTCTGCTTCTACGGTTACATCCCCAGCAGGACTGTATGCTCCAACAGTTGAATCGTAAACTTGAATAGCATCTTTTCTTAGACGACGGCCGCCAACAAAGACTTCGATATGATCGCAGCGGCCGAAACTCGCAGGAATCGTATCTCTGTACCAGTTAGAAACTACTGTTTTTTCAGGCACAAATGATAACGGTCCAATTAAATTAGATGTGCCGTCAGACACAAAATCTTCCTTTTCTTGAGATTCTTGATACGGCATGAATTCTAAATATCCAGTATCAACAACTGTGGTGCCGCGGGCATATACAGATTTAATTGATGTTCCAAACATACCGCGTCTAATATTTTTAAGAACATTTCCTTCTTTAGAAAGATACTGTATTTTTTCACCTTGGATAGTTATAATTCCAGGCTGTCCCTTGCTAGGAGTTGGTAACGAACTTGCGTCATCTAAAGAAAGATCATTATCGTAATAATACAAATCTTTAGAAAGATTTAACTCAGTAATTCGATATCTATTGTAATGATTTCTATTCAACACATCTTTAAAAATTTCAAAAGATAACGGTGCGTTATATAATACATCACCAAAACTAACAGTCTCGATTATATCGGTATCTGTAGTAGAATTACGTAGATATACAGTTCTCGGTAATTCTACATAAAAGTCTATATCAGGAATTAATCTTTCGCCATTTAGATATACCCAAACATAAGATAATCCCAGCAACGGTCTTTGTAAAGAGTAGCTAACTTTTCCGCCAGTAAACTCATCTTTAATTATGTCTAATTCAGTATAACGATCAAACCACGTTACAGACAACGTATCACCTGTAGAGAAAGCAGCAGTTTGTTCTAGTACAATGGATGTACCTACTATACTATATTGTCTACCAGAAGAATCCTCGATACGGATAACTGCTCCAATGTTAACTGGTCTAATCAAAGTTACAGTATTGTCTTCGGATGTGAATATATAATCTATACCAAATGTTTTTAAAACATTATCAATAAACACACGAAGATCTGTAAAGATAACAGTTCCAGAAGCTCTCGGAATATCCAATCCAATCGGTATTCTATTATTTCCATCATATACTTTATATGTTGTTTCAACAGTGCGTAACAATTCTCCGTTAAGTTCAACTAACATATCCCCGGCAGGGTCGATGTCTAATCCGCTGAACATTGGAATAGCATATTCTGCTGTGTTACTATCTACCACAATGTCAAAATGATTTATTTTGACCAACGGTCTATTATCATTAGATAGTGGTATAAGTATGATTTTTGTTCCAATTGCAGGAGCAACACCAAACTCAACTAATGTGTTGTTTTTAGTTTCTGTTAACTGACTACTGTTAACAAATCCAACATCTACTTCTTGATTATCCACACTGGCAAATATTCTTGTTGTTTCGCTAAAACTTGCTCCTGTTAAGAAATATCGAGTATTTCCGTCACCAACGAATTCAATATAATCTAATATACCCTGGCCGCCGCCGCCCATACTGAAGATTTCAATAATTGCGTTATCGACTGGTGCGGTGCCAATAAATCGAATGTCATTGGTCAGCGGATCAATAATAAAATCAGTGTTTAATAGTTTTTTAACTTTGTCAACAAACACAATTACATTAGAATTATCGATAATAGATTGACCAATATTAAACAATATCGATGTTCCATCAGCAATATAAATTCTTGACAACACTGATGCTGAGCCGCTTCTTAATGTATGAAATACTTTGAAACTTAAAGTTTCTAATACCTGACCCGGAACATTTTCTTCCGGTGCTGGAACTTGTTCAGGACTAATGAATCTATCGCCGTCAAGTAATATTTCTGCAGCTGTAGTTCCAGTAGCTGTTGAATACGGCGACATTCCAGATAACGAACCACCAGAAATGTAAGCGTCAATGCTGTTTCTTCCGCCGATTGTTAAACTGCCATCACTGGTGTCTGGACGGAATATTAATAAATCTCCAGACTCGAGGTTAGCTGTTTGTGGCAATAAGATTGACGCAGTTGATCCGTCTCCGGTAAATGTATTCATAACAGCACTTTCTGGCGGAACATCTTCAATTGAATTGTTCAGTTGGTACTCGTCGAATGTGTGATAATCTAATCTAACAGTTTTACCGGTAGTAGATCGTTTGACATAGACGTTGATATTATTGCCTTGTGCTGGAATTTCTGGCAACACGACCGATGTAGTGCTTCCGTCAACTAGTACATAAAAGTCTGATTGGTTTAATTCAGCACTGTCCCAGCCTTCTGTAAACCATGGAAGAGCATCCCAGCCTGCTCCAACATCAAATGTAGCACCTTGAACAATAGTGCCGCCATAATCGATGCCTGTTACAAGTTGAGAATAATCTGATACAATTTCACTCAAATTATCGTTAGGGTCAATTCTATTTTTTTCTACTCCTAAATAGCCATCTTTTGGAGTATAGTATTTGTCTATTCTATTAAGACTATCTAAAATTTCATCGTTCTTTTGATAGGTAATAGTCACGGCACCATTTAACTCGGCCGCTACATTTAAAATAAGATTACCAACTAATTCTGTAACTCCGTTAATACGCTCCTCTGAAAGTGTGATTGTGTATTGACTTGCTAATAATCTACTGCCGTTTACTAACACAGATATTGTAGATTGATCTAATGACGGAGCATATTTTAATCGATAGGCTGTTTGCTTATTGCCGGCTACAAAATTTTCTGTTTCTTTAAATTTTTCGTCAAAGCTATATGATTTAAATTTAGGAGTTTTAGAAATCCTATCAAATTTAATTTTCATATCAAACGTTCTAACTTTTGAATCACCAATTACAGCAATTGCCTTAGCAGCATTTTGTAAGTTGCTGCCGACACCGCCAACAACACTCACTGTTGGAGCAGACGTATATCCAGATCCGGAATTAGTTAATAAAATCTTAGAAATTTTACCATTAGAAATATATGCTTGAGCAGTAGCGCCGCTGCCACCTCCACCCGCAAACACAATTTGAGGTACAGACGAGTATCCTGTGCCAACACTGACTAGTTTAATTTCAACAACTGAATAATGATTATTATCTTTCCATAATTTCCACGGGTATTGATCTGTTTCTAAAGAATTATTGTTAATTATTTTAACAGAATTAGTATTGGCGTCCCATACCGGAGGTAAATCAAAATCAGTAGTTACTTGATTTGCGTTTTCAATATTAAAATATTTGCTAACATAATTTCTAATTTTAGTTCTATACGGTTTAACTTCTTCAATATAAGACTGATAGCTAGATAAATTATCATTTTTGTAATTTAATTTCTTTTCTAAATATCCCACATTATGTGTGGCATTTACAAAACTTGTTTTAAATGCCCAGTCAACATATAGTTGTTCTGAAAACACGTATCGAACACAGGCAAAGAATAGTTTATTCCATTCGACCGCTAGTTCGTCAACAAAAATATCCTCTTTAACAGCTCTAAGAATATTTCTAAATTCAATTGAAGCAGAAGTATCGTACTTGTTGCTGTCAAATGCTTGAGTTAAATCGTAACCAGTTGACTCAGTGTCAGTATTATAGAACTTGTTGATAATCTGTATAGTTCCTAATTTTCTTCCCACTAATCTATATTTGTCGGCGATGTCAGCTTGATCAGCAGTTACTCTTTCAAGCACTGCCCATCCGCCAGCACCGTAGTTGTCTAAACGAACTAATTCGCCAAGAGCCAACTCTAAACCCGGCTCTTCGTATAAGCCAGCTATTGATTTTCTAATTTTAGATGTTTCATTAAACGGTGATAACCACCAGTCAACTTTATTCCAAAATTTAGTAGTGTCGAACGACTGTGTTGCTGATCTGTAAAATTCTTTGTTCTTTTCATCTAAGGAGTAGATACTCCAAAAATTATTTACAGTAGAATCTGTGTTAACTAATACAGCAAACGGTCTTACAATCAACGATGCTGTTAGATATTTCTTGCCTTGATTTACTACTGTAACTGAAGTGATTGAACCATTTTGATTTAATACTGTACGTAACACCGCACCAGTACCCGATCCAACAATTTTTATATTAGGTGGAAGTTTGTATCCGTATCCGCCGTCAATGACATCAACAGTGTTGATGTGTCCATTAACAATATTTGCTTTTAGCACAGCAGTTTTAATTTTAGACGTTGCGATAAATCTTAATTCAGCTTCGGTTTCTAACACTTGATCGTATAGATTTTTAATGTTTGAAGGTGCGTTATCTATTAAGTTTAAATTGGTATAATCAATATTTTCTGCGAACGGTTTGTTCTTAAGAATATTGTTGATATATTCAATTGTTAGATTAACAGCATTGTTTCTATTAACAAACATAGTTTGTCTTGGTCTTGCTGATATTCCATATCTTAATTTAGAAGATAATTTTCTATCAGGAACAGCCTGTCCAGCAATGTCTTCACCAATTAAACTGTCAATCCATTTATTTTCTAACTCAGTATTAGGCAGCGTCAATGCGCCTTCTGATAATAGTTGATACTCAGTGTGTACTAGATTAATGTCTTTTTCTTCTTCGTAAAATTGAATATTAACTAAAAACTCGTCTTGATCAACAACTGATGAAGTATTAACCAAACTCAGAGTGTTTTCAGAAGTTAATATTGCGTATGGCAACCCGGACGACGTCGGAGATGAAATATAACTGGCAATTTGTTGAGCACTAAATGTTCTATTAACTGTTGACGGAATAGTAGATTTATTCTTTACCCAGTAATAATAAATTGTGTTCAACGGTAGGCCTGTTGTTGTATCTAATATAACTCTCACAGAATAATTTGAATTATCTCCGTACAACGCGGTGCCACTTATGCCTTCAACAAACGCTTCCGAAGTTCCTGTAATCTGGTTCCACTCGCTGGGTCTTAGTGATGACTCGACCCATTCGTAGACATCAACCGAGCTACCAACAGCCGACGATCCCCAATTACCATTTCTAAATGCTAGAGAATCTTGTTCGCTGAGATTCCACTTTATAGCGGATAGATCCCACCAAATTAATCCGACCTTATCCGACTGCCATGATTGATCTATATCAACTGCTGATAAATCGTTGCCTACAGAATAAACAGCCGGATCATACGAAGTTTTAAAATTAATATGTTGATCTGCTTCCGATAATATTTTTCCTTTGTACGGGTCCAATATATCTATATCAGCAATCTTTACATTGTTAAATTTATCGTACAACGATAATGTTTTTAACAAATCAATATTAACTTGATTAGCTTGTTTTCTAATAGTATACCAAGGTTTAACTCCGGGGATTTTATCAAACTTTTGTAAGCGACCAATACGAACGGTGTTGAAGGCAGGGTCATCTGATACGTAGGCCGGCGATCCAACAATTATAGAACTGTTGGCCACTGCCAACCCTTGGCCAAAGTCTTCGTTGGTGTTAAGTCCTTGATCTAATATTTCTGAAAGGACAAATGCTCCTGTAAAATTATTGTATACATAAACTTTGCCCGTAATACCTTGAGAATCTCTAAAGTTAGTTACAAATCTGTCAAATGCTGTTTGTCCGCTATCAAAAATTGTTGTTTTATAAGTTCTAGCACCTTCAGCTGATATTGCTAATGTTTTCTCGTCTGGAGATACTGATATGTTAGCGCCAAATCGTTCACCTGGCTCCATGACAATACCGTTGAGCTTTTGTGTTAATACAAATTGTCCAGCAACTTTATCAAATACAAAAACACTACCTTGATCTTTTCCTAGATAATCAAAGTTCGGTGCTGAGACAAAAAGTCTAGTTCCAGATTCTGTGAGTATTGCTTTGTGACCAAACTCATCGCCTGCTTCTAATTCTACCTGATCAGCATCAATTGTTTGAATCAAATTGTATGTGTCAACCTCGTCGCGTTCATAGATAAACACTGCGCCTGTTTTTCCAAGAGTCGAATCTGTGTTTTCTTGCCACACTAACTGTGCTGTTTCTGGTGCTGTATTAATGTTGTCAATTAAACAGTTGTAGTAAAAGATTCCTTTCCTAACTACTTGACCAGCAGAGTAGCTGATATTGTTTTTCCAAACTCCCCTAAAATTTTCAAAATCAGCAGTATCGTTTTTAGGAGCAGATACTACTAATAATGAAGCATCTTTGTTGAATGCTGACGAAGTTCCAAAATTGCTACCGATATTTAAGAATTCAACATCACCAAGTAACCCTTGTTGTATTGTTGACCCGTCGTCGGCATAAGCTACCGATGCTGGCATTATTCCAATGTTTATTTCAGCAACTTCTTCCCAACTACCAACTCCCGGTTGATTGTTAGGTAATGCTGGAACGTTTTCAATTGCTTGCCAGTACGAAGTGTTATACCACACCCGAGATCCAACTGGATAATTTTTAGATGATGTATACACTCCTACAAAATTAGGATCGTCAAGGTGTTTCCAACCTAGACCATCGAACTTATACAAATAAGATCTGCCCGATTCATCTCTTGAACCAGGGGCTCCTACAAGCATATAATACGATTCTTCAACTCCGCCTAATGTAGTTCCCAGTAGGCGTATTTGATCTCCGACATTGTAACGTGTTCCAGCAACATTAACTACAGCCGAATAATTTCCATTTTCACGTATTACATCAAAAATTGCGCCTTGGCCAGCATCGCTAATATCTTCACCCTGAAGATCGTTAAATTGTCGCTCTCCTGGTGTAGCAAGCCCAGACCATATAATTCCAGATGACGCGGTTCCTCTAAATGAGTAATTATCAATGGCTGTTTCTTCAGTTACAGAATTTACACGAATTGTGATATTGTGTTCGCCGTCAATGCCACCTAATTGACTGCCCGGAATAACTATGATTGTTCCAGCAGTATAATTAACTCTATTGCCTTGTAAATTTAAGTCAGACCAGTCAACAGCAGTTTCAGCAAAAATTGCTCCTGATACTTGTTCCCAATATTCTTGATTAGTTGGAAATATCGGTTCTGCTACTTCCCAAGTTGTTTCATTAGTAGGTAATACTCCTGTGTTCAGCCCTAGTGCTGCATAATATGCTGTAGAATTTGCTGGATATTTTACTACGTCGCCAATTTGATAAGTTCTGTTAGGATCCCAAACACCAAAGTCTACTCTTGTATCTTTAATACAGCCATATAAACGGCCAGAATATCTAACAATACTTCTCGAAGTATAGCCTTCGCCGCCGCTAATTTTTGTCACCGAATATCTGGTGCCTGATTTTGCTACGCGGAAAGTAGCCGCTACAGTTGGCAGTATTGAGTTAATACCAGAAATATTATTATAAGTGGCCGAGCCAACAATTTCACCGCTTGACGTTACAGCGGTAACTGTTATAATTAAATCATTAAACGGTGTTAGTCCTAGTAAATTACTTCCGGTAATTTTAATTCTATCCCCAACAGCATATCTTGTTCCACCGGTTCTAACTAAAACATTGTAGGTGTTGTTAGACTTTAAAACATCAAACGTAGCGTTTGATCCAGGAAGACTGATATCAACTCCACTAACGTTTGAAAATCTAGCATCAACAAGTCCGCTTTCGCCTTGAGCTGAAACTGCTAAGATTCCGCCAACTTCATCAATGGCAGATATTGTTAAGGTAACATCTCCGCTAGTTCCCTCAATGCCTTCACGTTTACCCAAAGTGATCGTTGACGCAAAAAGCTCGCCGTGAGCAGGGCGGGGACTTATAATTGTATGACGTAATTGATACTGACTGAATATTTCGTCATATTCAAAAATTTCTAAAGCACCCTGCTGTCTATATCCCTGATTAACATCGTATAGACCAATACCTAGCGGATTGGCTAGGTGTTCGGTTGCTGGGGTCCAATCATCACTAGCTATGTCTATTGTCGAGCCATCACCAATTACAGTTCTCTGTGCTTGCCATAACTTTCCGGCATAGAGAACAGTGTCTCCAGGATTATATGTTGCTGTAGGACTAAATGTTTCTTTATAATTACTCGGAATATTCGAAACCTTAGGCGATCCTACCATTAGCCATCGACCGTCTTTGCTAGCCGATAACACTTCGCCGTATGTTCCCAAGAACGTTGGTCTTAGATTAGAATTAGGATTGAGAATTTGTAAAGGTATTAATCCCTCTTGACTCTGCCCGTAAACAACAACAGCAGATTCTCTAATAACTTCTCCTGTTGGAACAACCTGTCCAGGATTCGCTGATACAGTTTGATTTCTACTCTCAATGAATAGTACGCTTTTACCAGTTCCTGTTGGGAACGCAACACCGTAGTTTGCTACAGCAATAGGTCTATAAACTCTTCGTTTTTCTAAAACTTCCCAGTTTCCGCTACCATTGTCATCTAACCATGCTTTAGTGCCTTCACGATATGCCGCAAATCTGTCAGATACTAGACTGTCATAAGAACCAACTCGCAATGGTTCAAATATTGAAATAGTAGCAAAGGAACTTTCATCAATAACAGGCTCTTCGTCATAGCCAGCAATTTCAATTATTATAGTTGTTGGAGCAACTAGTTTAACTTTCCAAAATCCTTCTAAGAATCTAACATTGTTAATTCCAATAATTTCACCAACTTTTATTCCATGGGGTTTGTTGGTTTCCATAGTCACTGATGTTGTATCAACTACCGCAACTGCTCCGATAATCACATCAGTAATAGTGTATCGCAATGCAGTCCAGCCGGTATTGTCAAATGTTACCCAAACAGTTGACCCGTCTTTTAGCTGATTAATATCAAGAGCATATAGATTATCTCGTGTCTTAACAATAAAATCAACATCGCCAGAATAGACATAGCCAGCTGACGATTCAGCAACTGGATAGGCTTTGGTTGGGAACTTGTAATCGGCATTACCGATAGTAAAATCATTTGGTGATGTTAGAATATAATTCTGATAGTTAACTTTTGACAATCCTCTACTATCGATAATAATTGGTTGAGGATTTAGTTTAATATCTTTTTGGTCTATTAATAATTCAAGTTCTTTAAATTGTGCCGACCCGCCAAACGAACCTAGCAAAAATGCCCACTCTTCTTTTAGTTCAATAGCATCTTGATCTAATTTGCTTAGTTTGTCAAATATTTTTGTTATAGAATTTTGAGTTCCTTTTTCTCTAATAAACCCTTGATAAATTCTAAATTGTGTAACTTCATCTTCGGCTAGTTCCTCAAGATAGTTTCGCTTTTGATAACCAATAGTATGTCTTGCTAATTGTTTTTCAGTGTCGTCTATTCCTTGATAACCCAATTCAAAATAATCTTCAATTTGATTAATTTTGTAATCAAAGTTTGCGACTAATCCAGCAGTAGGGTAAGAATCTAATCGTTCCCAGTTATTAGCATCGAATTCTGATGTACCTGTGTGAGACTTTTTAGTTACATAATAGTATTGTCTGTACTGTACAATATCACCTAACTTGTAATCTTTAAATGATTCCCACGGATCAATATTAGCTTCGTCGTAGATAAATCCCGGGCTAGTATAATCGCCGTCCCAGTCAGTGGTTCTAAAGCCAACTAGCTTCATACGCTCTTGTCTATATCCTGGTCCTTTATCAAATATAACATCGCCAAACATTGTTTTATCGTTAAAAACCGCAACGTGTTCTTTTTGTACAAAATTTATTTTTGCAAAATAAATTCCTTCAGCAGTTGTATCTAACGGAGTTAGAATAAATTCGTTGTAACTTCTATAAACTTGTATATCCGATGCTGGAATTTTAGTACCGTCATTTCTAAAAATATTATAATCGTAAAAATTATCTAAAATATTTTCAGCCACACTGCCAACATTGGCAATTTTTAACATTGCGGCGGCAGGACTAAGTGTTATTAACGCCCCTATTGCCCAGTTATGCGATGTCCAGAACATGAATTCTTTTGCTGACAATTCCCAATCATTTGGCGATGCTAGCTCTTTATTAAATTCATCAAATAATAAACCTTGATCTTTCAACCATTCACTATAGCCTAAAATAATATCAACTACTTCTTGGACTGTGGTAAACACAGTATTATAGGCTACTCTTTTTAACGAAGTTTTATTAAACTTAGTTCGTTTAATTGCTTCAATTGCTCCAGTTAAAGGCAACGCAGGAAGACGTACAAAGTTTTCAAAAATAAACGTTGATCCAGATGTATGATTTGTTATACATCTATAGTACAACGATTGATATCTCACTACTGTGCCTTTTCCGTAAAATCTTTCAGCTGTCCAATCAAGATACTTTTCGCTGGCGCCTCCAACTGTTATAATCGGGTCGGTTATTTGTTGATAAAACTCGTAGCAGGTAAAGAAAGAATTTAGTCTATCGTAGCCGAATAGTTTAAAACCCCCGTCAACTTTTTCTACAACCACACCCGAATAACTAATCGACTTAACAGGTGTACTGGTGTTGAATATGATTTGATAATCTTCGGGCGGGATAAACACCGCAGCCGACTTTGAAGTGGGACTCTTGCTTTCTAAAATATATCTTTGTCTGTCTTTTTCAACAAATCCACCAATTCTATGCGTTAATTTAATATCAATGTTTTTAAAAATGTCAGTTAGTACCGACAGATTCATAGAATTAGATTTTAGATAATTTTGTACGTAAGTGAACAATCCAGCAGGGGAATTTTCTAAACTATAAATTAGCGAGTCTTTGTTTATAAATGTACCAGTACTTTTATCAACCAATTGACCTAATATATTTTTAGTAATTTTAGTCTTATCAAAGTTTGATGAAATAAAATCAAACGGCGTTAAAATAGCGGCAGCTATCATTAGAGAGAACGGATATAACGAACTGCGTCTCCAAGCATTTTCTACAGGACCATGGTCACCAAATTGATAGTCTTCGTTGATTCGATTCAATGAATAATCGATAATTGCTGTTGCTTCTTGGGGCGATATTATCTGCCCGATATCATTGACTGGCAAATAGGTCAACAAGCCGGGTCTAGCATATCTCAAATTAATGCCAGCAGTGGGTCCTTGTCTAATTAATCCTTGTTCTAGATCTTCCCATAATAGTAAGTTGCCGTTGGTGTACGGAGCAGGACCGTATTCATCTTCCCACCAAACAGGCTGCTCAGAAAATCCTAACATTTCCCATGGACAAATATGAGGTCTATCGGTGTCGTATAGGTAATCGTATATTCCACGCCATGCTTGTGGCAATTTTACACGTTTTTGTTTGTCCGATGCTCTAAAGTATGTGTAAGTAAATGGATTTTCAGCTTGATACACATCATTTTTATAAATGTCAATACCTAAATTATTAGCCCATTTTAAAAATTCTGGTTCAATAACCGCATTAACAACACTAATTTCAAATAACGCATTTGATTGATATCCGCCAGAAAGGCTGTCAATATCATAAATTGAAGAATCATAATTAATTTTAATATTATTATAAATTCTCTTTTCTAATTCTAAAATTACTTGATCTCGAAAATCCCCAAACGCAATAATAATACTTCCGTCGTGCCCTTGAATAACTTCGGCTGGCTCAATAAATGTATCGTCGAGATAAATTCTAGGAGTAAACTTTTTATAAAGCCCTAGCTTAGTAGGAGTTTCGGGAATAAAGTTATACGAAGTTGATAAGTACTCTCTAATTTCAATTCGATCGCCTTCGTTTAATTCAACTAATAATTTCACAAAACCAAAGGTTGAATCAAATTCATAATCAAATTTGTATAATAATTGCGAATCATTAACGTAAACATACACGGCCTGCTGTGATATTGTTTCAAGATCAAATTTTTGACTAAGAGCAAAAGTTGTTATTCCTTCATCTTCGACTGTGTAATTTATTGCTCTAAATGCTCCGCTACCTATCATGTCCGATGTTGAGAATGGAAACTCAATTACATTAGTCTTAGACATTTTTTCTAAAATTACATCGACGAATTCAATTGTGCTTCGTTGATCAAAGTTAAGATCGCCTGCTAGCTTAATGAAATTATTTTTAAATTTTTCATATTCGCTGGCAGCGTATCTTAATGACTTTACTAGATTAATATCTTTGTCACACATCAACGGATAGGCTGCTATACTCAATCCCGAGTGCTTAATAAATCTACGACCGTTTTGACGGTAGTTGGAAATATCTCTAATGTTGCTTGATCCGGGAAATATGCCTTGGAAGTCTGTATCAACTTCAATCATCGATCTTACATGATCATTAGCCTGACCTAATGTAAACTGAGTTAGATTTTGGTTTAACGGATTTTTTTCTAGTGATAACGGAATCTCGTAGTATCCTAGATTAGGTTCGGCATTGGTATAGATTTTAATTGTAACAGCATCACCGCTGTTAAAGGTTTGGTCAAATACAAATGTTCTAGACTCAACTCCTATAGAATCAGTAAATGTTCCATTAAATTTTTCACCGTTAATGTAAAATAAAATATGCTCTGTTGCGTCTGTGCTCCATAGACATGCTTTTGATTCTATGGTATTAGTATTAGTCGATACTACTGTAGTTTCGACGATTGGTTGATATAGTGTAGAATTATAATCTATCCAGCTATTTGAAAATTCGTTAGATTCTGTATTTTTAAAAAATCCTGATGCGGTTATACCTACAACTGTTTGACCAAACGATTGGTAAACAAACTTATCAATTTCAAAATCAACTTCAAAAACAATGTCTCCCGAATTATTGATGTTTAGATAACTCAAAGGAAAACCAAGTTCTGTATCTATCGGACCGGTTCCTATTTTGTAGCTTAAAAGCTCCGATCCAAAAAATGTAGAAGTTTCATAACGCTGACTATCTGAGAACGAAACTCCGTCACTGTCGTATAAATCAAATAACGGTGATTGATTTAATTTTGTTTTGAGCTGACTTTTTACCCAGTTATCCCCGTCAAAGTGAAACATTCTTCCTTTATTCGACGGGCTGCCTTTTGACACAATCACCGACTCACCGAATACAGGATTTGAATCTTCAGCTTCAACAAGACTTATTTGTATTCTATTAAGAATATTGGCACTTGTTTGTACTCTAATAAAGTTAACTACAAAAATTTTATTTTTAACAAACGGATCAGGATCGTTAACAAACAACACTCGGTCGCCATCATTTAATTGCTGCCCGTCAATATTGTAACCCGCTGATCCTTCAATTGTTGAAAATACATCTGATGTAAAATCATCGATTAGATCTATTGATTTTTTAGAAACTGATCCGTGATTGAACAATTGAAGATTTGGTTGAAATTCTACAATTGGCCGTTTTGCTCTGTCAATTTCTGTTATCGCAGGAGGAACACCGTTCTTGGCTGCTGCGTATTCAATTACTGATCTGTGGAACCACCTATTATAGCGGCTCCATGGATTTTTGTCCTTGCTTGCTCTGTTTATCGTGATATAATCTTTTTGTGTTGGGTAAGAACTAGCATCGTCAAAAGGTTGTGTGTCAAAACCTCCGTCATCAAATGTTATTTCTATATCCGATACTTCGATAGGTGGAATTTCTAATTCAGCAAAGTTAACCAGTTTAATAGATTCGCCAACACCCTCAACTACCCAAGTAGTGCCTTTGTAAATTGCTGGTTCAACTTTTCCAATGAACTGAATTTTTAAACCGTTGGTAAACACTACGTTATTAGAACTAGTGTAATTTATTTTTCCTAAAACTTCTTGTTCAACATTGATAAAAGAATTGTCAGTAACGGAAGCAATGACAAAACTACCTACACGATTGATGTTTGTCCCGCTTTGGTAGTAAAGCATATCAGGAGCATCGAGCGGAATTTGAAACGTAACTGTGCCTACTTCTGTTCCGTTGTTTGTGACCCCTTTGTTATAATTTAACTGCTCGCCTAACAGATTTCCCGTTCTAATAAAGAAAGGATCACCCGGGCTATTCACATCAAAGCTGTAGGTTTGGCCTCGATACAGTGTTAATTGTGGATTACGCTTTAATCCGTCTGGATAAAAAATCCACTCATTTTGCCCGTCGGATCTAACTCTGTATTTTGACTCTACTTCTTCTGTTTGTCCTGCTACAGACAACGTTTCGGGCCCAACTGGCAACCAGTAGTATTCTCTGTAATTTACAAACTTGTCCCAGTCAACAGGCGGACTCCATGTATATTGTTTTTGGTTTGTTACAGTATCATCTCTTTCTGAGATATTGCTAAAAAACTTTAATTGGTTTTTAAAATCTATGTAGTCATAAGATTTTTTAACTTTGCCGTTGGCTTCAACTACAACAGATGGTTCTAGTTGATAGGCAGATCTCAACGATGCTTCGACATCAACGTAGATGTCTTGACTATTGTAAGTCTTTCCGTATTTTCTGCCAACAAATCCCGATAGTCTATCAAGTGTTCCTGGTTGTACTAGGGCATCTAAAGTAGCTGATAAAAATTTATCATTGGTACTAGTTTTAAATGTATCAGGAAGTAACTCAACCGTTCTTCTTAACGGAAGCTCGCTTTTCTTAAAAATTTTATTTGACATTACTGACCCGTCCTAGTTACAACTTGACTATTCAATAGATTTAATTCTGTTGCTGTGATATTATATAAAATTTCAATGTTATCAACAGTAGCAGCACTTACTAAAATTTCGTCTGGCTGTGCTTTAATTTCAACCAAACTTCCGTAGGCTTGATTTTCCTGTTTTGGAACCAATACCATATTACTAATATCTGGAGAATTTTGTGATATGATATACGTAATCAATTCACCTGTATAAAATCTATCACCAAAGTCCCAATTCTCTACAGAGAAAAATTCATTAATACTGTTGACAATTCTCACCTTTAGGTCATTGTCATTTAACACCCGATTTGGATTTTTTACCACTTTAAAGACTGCTTGAAAGTCTGACGCAGCCTTATCACCAAATAATGGAAAATATTTTACAGGGTGGTATACTATTTCATCGCTGATAGATTTAATAGCAGTAAGGTTAGCTCCAAATTGTGTGTTTAACGATTCTGATGTTGGTGTTTCTGGTTTTGATAGTTGGCCGCCAGTTAACCATCGTCTATAAGATGTATCGTAGGATCTTGTCAAGAGATATACGTCAATAATATTACTAACGCTAGGATCAATTCTACGACTTTCGCTAGCATTATGAATGTACTGAAACTTTAAATTATCTCTGCCTACATAAGCAACATAGCTTGGCTCTAGTATAAACGATCTAGTAATTAGATCAACACGCTTAATAATGTTTTCGTCTTGATCATAAAAATAAATCAACTGGTTGTGATCGTATTCGTTAACGTTGGCATTAATTTCTTTGTCTTTGATTACAAAACGATTGTTAATATTTGGGACATAGTTAAACACATCAAATCCGTTTTCATCCTGTACTTGTTGGAAGAAAATATATTTTGTTAACAGATCAGTGCCCACAATCTCATCGAAAGAATCCGGGTTGTCAATAACTCCGTCATCGTCGCTGTCGTAAAAAGAAAGTTTAATAGAATCCGCGCTCTTATACCCGTCTTGAAATCTTACTGAATCAGCAATTTCAAAAGAGATATTATCTTTTAATGTTTGTTGTCTATCAACAATACTTAAAACGTCTGATGCTGTAAACAAAGGATTTGAATTCCTTAGTGCTAGTATTGCGTCAGCAAGTTCTATATTTGAAGCAATAGAACTCTGTGGTGACTCATTAATACCTAACACTTTAATTTGATCTTTTATTAGTGTTCTAGCACGACTGTCGTAGACTTTTTCACCTCGATCAAAATAAAATCTATTTTGAGATACACTTGAAAAAATATATTCTGTGCCACGAACTCGTACTCTATATTCGTCGCCGTCATAGACAAACGCAACTAACCAAGAGCTATCAACGTTGGCATTCAACGAATCACCTGCTTGTCCTAGATTGAAATCGTTTTCTAAATCAATATTTGTTGAACTAATGACTTTCCACTCGCCTGCTAGTACATCGTAACGTAGGCCAAATGTTTCATTGCTAAAAGTAAGATTTAAAATTTCATTTTCAATATCAGTCGGTATAGTTGAAACAAATTTAGATACAACTTGTGATGGTAGCGACCCTGTTGGAATTACTTCACTAAATGTGATAGGTCCTTTGCCGGAGTTTAAATTGCCTTTGCCTGCGTTAGTGCCGTCTCCTACTAATTTTACTACCTTAGTCCATACGAATTTTTTATGGTCTTTGTTCGCAGGATCATAGTTAACTAATTCGCCTCTATAAAATGCTTGACTAGCACTCGGCGGAATAAATTTAACCAATCCGCCAATTTCAATATAACGCAAATTGCTTGTTGTATATGTGCCTACTTTAATAGGAAAACTGTCAAATACATTACCAAAGAAACCGGTCGATGCGTTTTCTTCAGTGGTCGATTTAATCCATTTAACATTAACGTCAGCTGTAAAAATTTTATCAAAGTTTGTTAGATAAAAATTATAAGTTTGAAATGACGACAGTGCTGGCTGTATAGTATTTCTAATAAAATTTAATACAACATTCTTGTTGGAATATTTGAACGAATAATTTCGTTCTTCGTCTTTTCTATAAACAAGACCGTCATCAGCAAAAACATTAATTTTAGAATATTTTCCAGACGCATCAATAATATCAAAACTTCTGCTAATACCGCTGCTGGTTCTGTTAATAGCTTTGACTTTTAATACTTCCTGTGATGAAGATAAAGGAGCAAGATTATAGTCTTCTCCGGTAATCATTCTATTTTGTGTGTAATATACCGCAGGAGCTTTTGATCTAATAGAATCAATGGTCTCCGACGGAGCACTGTTTTCAACAGTATATTCTAATCCTAACGAAATAGTTAGGGTGTGTTGAATGCCTCTATCATTAATATACGGCACACTGACTGAAATGTTCTTCATGTCGTTAGGCGGAATTACATACGAAAAACCGTTGCTCACTCGGTAATAAACCCTAAAATTGCCTTGAGGTAGATTACCGTAAACCCCATCTGAAAATTGTAGATCAATCGCATCATTGGATTGAGTTATAATAGAATATACGTTTCGTTGATTGCTGTTTAAACTATTGTAAACTATGTTGTTACCGACTACAGATCCAACTGGGGTCCAATAATTAGTCAACGATTTTGATGCGTCTAACGAATATAGCCATACATCTGAATTATTGATATTTTGAGTAGCAATTGAAACTATTTCATTAGGCGTCGGTGCTGTTATAGAAAATTCAGCACTCTCTAGTGATCCTTGTTTAAAGATCATAAAGAAGCCAGTGTTGATACTTGCAGTTCCTTTACCGTCTTGTCTGTAGACAAATCCCACTTGACGACCCGGTAAAGGAGCTTCTTCAAAAATAAACTCTGCTGAGCCGATGCCTGTACTTAATATTTCAAATGAGGTGTTTCTTCCACCAGCAATTTTACTAAATGAAAACACAGGAACTGCTGTAGATAAAGAATTTAATCTGTACTGTTCTGTTCTAATACCATCTATAGTTTTGTTAGCTTGGTCTTTGCCGAACTCAACGTTTTCAATCATAGCGGCGTTTAGTACTTGTATAAATTGCTCATACCAATTTGAGTTCGAAGGATCATTCCAAACAATTGATTGTCTTGCTAGATTAGTACCGTTACTATCGACCAAGTCCTCGGTGGTGCTTACACTTTCAAACTTTAATAATCCAGATGCTGATTGATTTCGCTTGGCATTGTAGGCCAGCATTCTAGCTAATCGCAGAACACTTTCTTTTCTGTCAGCTAGTTCAATAAAGTTTTCGCGACTGTTTAAATCGATGCGGAATGCTAGGCTTTGACCGAGGAATGCTATTAGGTCAATTAACGCAATAAATTCAGAACTTTCAATAAAATCATTGAAATCTTCGGGATAGTTTTCTTTAATGTACGCAACCATAACCCTACGAAGATTCTCAAAATCGTAAGATTTAAAGTCAGCATTTTTAAAGGTTTGGTAAATTCTTGTCCAATCTTCAGCAAGAATTAAATTATTTTGTCTAGTAGTAGTTGTCATTAACGTGTCCTGTACAGTATTTATTTGAATAAAAATGTACGCATATTATCTAGGAGTACTGTTAGGAACGCTGGATTTATCAAAGTTTAAGTACATTGTTTCTACTTGATTAAAATCAACATATCGCAGCCCTACTTCTATCCTTAGCCCTTGTTCAGTAGCATCAACTTTGAGAGTTTCAACTGCTGTACGTGGATCAGAATTGACAATTCGTTGTACATCGTCTGACACCATTCGTATAGCAGCATCATCCATTGGTTCGTAAATCATTGACCAGATTATAGTTCCAAAATCTGGATTTTCTAATTTTTCGCCTTTTTTAATATTAAAGTGATTTAATAAATCTTGTTTAATCAAATCAATATCGTAGAGCTTGAATCGTTGTTTAATATTCCTACTGTTGAATCCTTTGTAGGCAAACAGCCCGTCAAGTCTATTATCACCAACAGATGCTGTTGAAGATTCAATCCGTGTTACATTATAAATTTTATTGGCCATAGTTATTCTCCTCACGCATCTCTGTCAGTCATATCAAACTTATACTTTTGAGGATCAACGTTTTCATGCTGATACCAAGGTTCATGCATAGGAACCCGTTTCATAATACTTTTTATTGTTTCGTTTGATTGATATCGAGTATCAACATAGTTTTGCGAAGCGTCGACAAGATCAATATCAATTAAAGAAATTCGTTCTTGTTTAGCTGCTGCTTCTGCTAGTGATGGCGGCAATGCCGGGGTTGCTGGATCACATTTTATTTCAATACGTTCAGCATATTCTACATGTTTACTGCCGCTTAAAAAGTGACTGTCAACTCCTGCTGTAGAAAATACACTAACGCCAGCTGTTAAATGACTGCTGGCGGCTACTTTAATTTTGTGGTTAGCTCCCACCTTTATTTCAAGATTCTGTGCTATTGTTTCTACAACGTTGCCGTTAAAAATATTTTGTATATCGCCATCAACATAGCCTGTTACTTTGCCGTTGATATATGATGTAAAATCTTTTTCAATATCTTGTCTATATTCGCCTTCGGCTCTTACATTGATGTTTCTTCCAGCTTCAAGATTTATATCTCTATCAGCACGGAAATTAAAATCACCTTGAGTGTGAATGCTTACAGAGTCTGCGGCAAAAATATCTATCTTTCCATCACTGCTTAATTCTATCCAAGCAGTGCCTCTACTGTTGCCAATGTAGATTAAATCTTCAGAATTATGTAATAGTAGCTGATGTCCTGTGCGTGTTCTTACACGGAAGTATTCGCTGATAGGAATTCGAACATCTCCTGCTTCTTTTTTAAGTGCGTTGGCATACTCTGGCGGGCCTTCACTAGCCGGAGTTTTTCTTATAAATCGATCATCACCATCATCCATTACTAACTGTGTACCGCCAACACGACTTACTGGTAGGGGATCAGTTTTATCGTTTGACGTTCCTTGGGTAGCTCGCTTGGCACCTGGTCGTTTATCGAGCGGTCCTGGAGTTAGAATTCCAAACACTGACGGTGTTTGATTTCTACGCATTGTAGAGGTTGTTCTTCCGCGGATATCATCCTCCAGCAATCCTTGTTCTAACATGAAACCTGCGATAGGGTGAACTGGCTTTTTAATTTCTTCTGGGCTTGATGATTTTTTATTTTTAGCAGCCAGTACTTGATTGTACTCCGCTACAGGCAGCGGAATATCACCATAATCACTTTTTTGCGTTGGCGATATGTCAGTGGCAGACGATGCTGCGATAGCTGGCACCATATGATTCATGTTGGTGTCTGGTACACACCCGATCCAAAATCCTTCACCTGTTTCTTGTTCAAATATTACCAACACTGTAACACCAACATCCGGTGGAACAAAGCACATACCATAAGATTTTTGTGTGTCATTGTAGGCTTGATCATTACCGGTGTTGAGGCCATTGTACAATCCACCAGTAGCTCCAAAGAATGGCGGGCAATATTTTACAGGAATAACATTTGAAGTTTCGCCTATTGCAGCAGGGTCTGCTGTGATCAGCGATACCAATAGGCCTCCCATAAAATCGTTGCCGTCGTTGTGTCCTACAACTTTGGCCAATCTGGGGCCTAGCGATAATCCTGCTTGATGAGCGTCTTGACTCTTTCTATGCGTTGTTGACATTTATATCCCTTTTATTTGTCGCCATACAAATTGTTTAATTGATTTTCTAATTCTTTAGCCCATGGTAGTCTCTCTCCTGACGGGCTTGTTTTATTATTAAAAGATTGATGTGGCGGAGGAGGTAGTTCCATACCAGGATTAAGGCTTCTTCCTTGTATGCCTGCGTATGGATTTGATACCGGAAATGTTTCAACAGTGGCTGATGGTGCAACTGACGACTTTTCTGGAATATCGCTGTTAACTATAGTAGAAGCGGCGGGCGGTGCTGATTCGGCGGCTTTTCCATTATATCCGTTGATACGTTGATCAACTCCAATATCAGAATTAAACAACAAACTTGGATCAGATCTAAGAGAAGTTATTTCTTCAGGTTGTTGTCCTCTATCTCTAAACAAATCTAAATCTTGTGTAAATACCCCTTCATGGAATTTACTCTTTACTGATCTAACCCTGTATAATCCGCTGAACGGGCTGTCGGAATACCCGGACGCAGGAAAAATAAACAATGAGCTGCCCGGAGTTGGAGCATCAATCGGAGTCCTAAATCTTAAGAACAGTCTAACTTCTCCCGATTCTGATGCCATTGTTTTATCGTTGTTAATTTGAGAGCCGGGAGTAGCACCAACTTGTTCTAAAAATGCTCCAGATCGTGATAGGTAGTAGGGATCACCTAAAATTGTCATGTTTAGTGTTATCATTTCTGTGCCTAACATTATTGCTCGTTCAAATGCTCTAGCGGTTCTAATATCATCTTTATCGACAGTACTGCCTCCCATGGGTTTTATATACGATCCAGATTTGTCCCTCATTAATCGTCCAGCATGTGTTATTAACGTACTGCCGGAGCTGGCTGGTGTGGCGTTAGTGTTTGATGGCTGCTCTCCTATAATGCCGTCGATGTCTCTATCTGCAACTGCGGGCGAGAAAGGCATTGATGTATAAAATGTATTGTCAAACTTCAATTCCCATCTAATTATATCGTCATTTAGACCAGTATATAGATAATTGTATTGCTTTTTAATTGTAGATTTTAATCCTGTATCAGTCATGCCAAGAGTTGGCCCTAATGGTATTTTTGCCACACTATGATGCACTCGATACGGACCAACCACAAAAGTAAATTTGTACGCAGGTCTATTTTGAATAGTATCAACTTGTACTGTATTTGTACCTTTGTATTCTGTTACTACACTGATTCTGTACCATGTAATCATTCCGTCATCTTTTGAAACGTTTTCTGGTTTAGTAGCATTTGTAATAAATTCTGAGGAAATCATCACTTCTCTAATCATATCAACAATACGTGTATCGTCCTTGGGAGGGAACGCAAATTTTCTAATACTATATTCAGGTGCTCCTCTTCCGTCTGGGCTTTTAGCGGGAGCTTTTGCTGTACCGGAAGATTTATCACTTGATGATCCTGCTGGAAACTTTGAGTTTGCCATTTTATTTTGAATTTCTGTATTATCAATCGCTTGGCCACGTTTTACATCAAAGGTAAATGGTGCCTTAACAACGATCTCGTACTCGTCTGCTATTTTTATAAGCCCTTGTTTCACAGCTAGCTCCTGGGCATCATTTAACACTTTGGCAAGTCCCGATAATGCTTCCTGAACGGTAGCTCCTTGAAAATTAGCAGCATTTGGAAATGTTCCATAGACATTATTAAACGCTTCAAGATTAAAATCTAAAGTTTTAACTTGATATTTGCTGCCGGCTTCTGTGGCAACAAAAGATATTTGTTGTAATTTTTGTGTATAGAGTCGGGTTGCATCAGGTATTAGTTGTTGCTTTCCATCTACATCTACGCCAATAAAATCAACCTGCATTAACCACGTACATTCAAGATAATTATCGTAAGTTGATCTAAGGGCAGCGGCTTGTAAACTTTGAATAAACAATCCAAGACTGTATGGTTCAATTACATCAAAATTCATAGTAAGATTGCCAGACAATCCAGATTCCTTAGTTGGCGTGGCTAGAGTATTGATTTCAACGTTGTCGATAAAATATTCTGGTGATCCATAAAATGTTGCTGCTCGATCAGTATCTCTGCCGCCCCCAGAACATATTACAATATTAGCTAATCTAGGACTTAAACTGCCAATACCGATGCCTGTCTGAAGCTGTGTTACTTGTTTTGGAGTGAGCGGCGCCATGGTCCATCTGTAGGTAACATTTGAGTAAGATTTTAAAATGTTGTCTTCACAGGCACTAAACGCAATTTTTTGATTTTCAGTTCGCACACTGCTAATGTTTATAGCAGCTTGATCGCTTTTGTTCGCTAGGCCTCGAATATAAACATTACTTGATGTAGTCATATTAAATTCCTAGATATGATATTAAAAAATTTTGTTGGGGAATTTTTATTTCAACGCCCGGTTCAAAATCATATATTGGATCTTTTATTATTGTCATATTTCTTTGAGCAAACACCCACCATAGTTTTGGTGTACCATAGAGATCGTACGATAATAAATCTGGACGGTTTTTGTATTTGGTTTCTATAATGTAATTAGTGTCACGGGAGTCGGCTGGTACCGGACGTATTTTTAAAATGTCTAGGTATAAAGAATTTTGTTCCGTTAAATACCATGGGGAAGTATTTTGATATGTGGCCATTATAGATATCCTAGTAATCCGCCTTTGGCGAATCTGTTTAGATCAAATGTGCGAGTCAACTCTCTGTTGTATATTGGACTAACCGTTACTGTAATAGTACTTACTGTTGGCACAAACTGAGTAGAACCATCGTAAGAGCCTACTTCAATGTATTGAACACTGTCTTTAAAATCTGTTTGAAACGATTTTATGATAACAGGAACATTGGGCAATATCATATTTCCGTAACCTGACAAATAGCAGACCACTGGTGGATATCCCTGAGGTGTTGATGCTCCGTAAAACATTTTTGTTGCTGATCTAAAAAAGTTCATAACAGCTAGCCAATACAACCCTTCTTGATTATTCTGTACTGTGAAATCTGCTTGTATTGTGATATCTTCAACTTGACTATTTTTGTAAGACTGAAAAGGAAAATTACTGTGAACAATGCCTTCAGATGCTGTATAGTTTGCTTTGTGTGTTATACTGATTGTTGGTGTGTAAGGAAATACAACACCGTTAGTGTTTTCTAAAAGTTCAAAGTATGAGTTATTGCCAAACACAGCAAAGTTTGTGGTAATTTTTACTCTATAATCATCAGAGTTCGAAACTACGTTAGGCTGTAATTGTTCCCTTGTTTGGGCTTTTTTAGCATTGTCTTGTATGTTGCTAATATTTGTTAGTGTTGGTGCTCGTTGAAAAATACTTTTGCCAGCATTCCACAGACCTTGAATACCATCGCTAAGAGCAATAGCCGCTCCTAGCACGCCTAGAGCTTTGTCTAGGCCGCTAAAGTCAGGAATCTTTCTGCCTCGACTTTTCTTGGATAAATTACTACTACCGCCGGGGCCAGTGTAAGAACTCACTGCTAGGTCAGCACCCGACGGTGCTCGATCATTTGTTCTAGAATTATTTCCGGAGGCTTTCTCCGGTGCAGATCTAACTACAACGGAAACTCCGCCTATCGTAGTTTCTGTATTCAGAGGCAATGGCATAATTTGGTATCCTTTAGACTATTTATTTGATTAAAAATGTGCTATTATTATATTTACAGAGGACTCATTAGATGATACAACAACCACCAAAAGTAAAGTACTTAACAAACAAGGACTTACTAGCAGAAATACACAGAAGTAAAAATACATTTTGCTCGTATACGCAACCCGAGTATCAAGATTATGATTTAATTCTACCTAATCTTGCCAAACTTAATGTAAGAACTATCGCAGAAGCCAAACGCTTTCGTGCTACCAAAGAAAGCAAAAAAGCACACGAAATTGCTCAAAGAACTAATAAAAAAGCATCTGCTAAAGATTCAGAAATAGATTATAAAAAAATATCAAAACACGATCTGGTATTTCGAATTATGACTTTTGATCATATTCCGTTGGCACCAGGAAGAAAAAAAACTGTGAAGTCTACGGCTGACAGCCACGAGAAGGTAAACTTTCCTCCGTTCCAGCATTGGAAGTTTGACGACAACGACAACTTAATTTGTGTGGGCAAAAGCCACTGGAAGGGCGATTTAACTACTGGAGAGTTTTGTAAAGAACACGGACAAATGACCAACGATCTTGCTAGGATGTTTATCAAACTCTGCGAAAGGTATGCCACTAGGGGCAACGTCCGTGGTTACACCTACAACGACGAAATGCGTGGGCAGGCTATTCTACAATTAACACAAATTGGTCTACAGTTTGATGAAAGCAAATCTAATAATCCTTTTGCCTACTATACTGCCGCTGTCACTAATTCATTCGTTAGAATTATCAACATTGAAAAACGCAATCAAAACATTCGAGATGATATTCTGGAAATGAACGGAATGAATCCAAGTTGGACTAGACAAAACAGCGGTGGGGGCGGTGGGGCAGTATCTGGTCCTGTAGTCACCGAAGGCGGCGATTGGGATTGATCTATTCTATTAACTATAGTATAATATATCTATGAATCTATTTAAAAAAGTAGCTTGTTTCACAGACATACATTTTGGACTTAAAAGCGGTAGTCGTACACACAATCAAGATTGTGAAGAATTTGTAAATTGGTTCTGCGATACCGCACGGGCAGAAGGTTGTGAAACAGCAATCTTTCTAGGCGACTGGCATCACAATCGTTCAACGACTGATGTTAGTACTATGAACTATACCGTTAGTAATTTAGAAAAACTCAGTGCCAGTTTTGAAAAAGTCTATTTTATATTAGGCAATCACGATTTATTTTATAAAGACAAGCGTGAAATTAACTCCATTGAGTTTATGCGATTGTTTCCTAACGTTGTGCCTATTAAAGAACCACTTACAGAAGGCGATGTAACTATCTTGCCGTGGCTTGTGGGGGACGAATGGACTAAAGTTTCTAAAATTAAAAGTCGATATATCTTTGGGCATCTTGAATTGCCTAACTTTTATATGAACGCTATGGTTCAGATGCCTGATCACGGACAGTTACAAAGCACACACTTCGTTAATCAAGAGTATGTGTTTAGTGGCCACTTCCACAAGCGTCAAACAGGACGCAATATCACCTATATTGGTAATGCTTTTCCGCACAACTATGCCGATGCTAGTGACGACGATCGCGGTATGATGATTTTAGAATGGGGTGGTAAGCCAGAGTATCATACTTGGCCTGGTCAACCTACGTTTAGAACTTACAAGTTAAGTCAAATTATTGATTCTCCGAAAGAGTTACTGCGAGAAAAAATGCACTGTCGAGTCACTATCGACTTGCCTATTACATTTGAAGAAGCTAATTTTATCAAAGAACAATTTATTCCGGAATATAAACTGCGAGAACTAATGTTAATCCCGGAAAAAGTAGAAGTTGAAGGGTCAGCAGTGCCCATTGATATCAACTTTGAATCAGTTGATACTATTGTTATGAATCAAATTGATGCTATTGAAAGCGACTCCTACGACAAAAAACTTTTGCTGAACATTTATAGAGAACTATGACAATTAAAATTAAGAATCTAACAGTTAAAAACTTTATGAGTGTGGGTAATCAAACCCAAGCTATTGATTTTGATAAAGGCCAACTAACATTGGTACTTGGCGAGAATATGGATCTCGGTGGAGACGACAGTGGAGCTCGTAATGGCACTGGCAAGACTACTATTATCAACGGTCTCAGCTATGCTATCTACGGACAGGCCTTGACTAACATTAAGAAAGACAACCTAGTTAACAAGATCAACGGCAAAGGCATGCTGTGTACGGTTACGTTTGAAAAAGATGGTACTGAATATCATATTGAACGAGGCCGTAAACCTAATCTTTTAAAGTTTAGTATTAATGGTCAAGAACAAGCACTTGAAGACCTAGACGAAAGTCAAGGCGATTCTAGAGAAACACAAAAAGCCATTGAAGAAATGATGTCAATGAGTCACGATATGTTTAAACATCTTGTGGCACTAAACACCTACACTGAACCGTTCCTGTCTATGAAGGCAGCAGATCAGCGTAACATCATTGAACAGTTGCTAGGTATTACTCAATTAAGTGAAAAAGCTGAGAATCTTAAAAATCAAATTAAGATTACCAAAGATGCCATTGCTACTGAAAACACCAGAATCGAAACTGTTAAAGTATCCAACGAAAAGATACAGCAAAGTATTGAAAGCATCGAACGCAAACAGAAGATGTGGGAAGATCAAAAAGAAAAAGCTCTCGAGAATCTTAGAAAGAGCATTGACGTGCTCAGCACTATTGATATTGATCACGAGATCAGCAACCAACGTGCCCTAGTAGAGTGGACAAAGAATAAGAAAGAGCATAACAATCTCACAGCGATGGTTGCCAAACAGGTTTCTAGTTTAGAAAAAGAACAAAAGACTCTTGATAAACTTGAGAAAGAACTGGTATTGCTTGCCGAACACAAGTGTCATAGCTGTGGACAAGAGATTCATGACGACAAACATGAAACAATGGTATCTACTAAATCAAAACAAGTAGCAGATAGTTTGGTAGCTGTCACTGATCATCAAAACGAACTCAATTCTCTTAAAGAGGCGCTGACCATGCTAGGTGAATTGAACGCATGTCCGCAGGTCAGCTATGACAATTTAGAAGAAGCACTTAATCACAAGAACACGTTGTCTGGATTAGAAAAAGAAATTGCTGTCAAAGAAGTAGAAGTCAATCCCTATAGTGAACAAATTGAAGAACTAAAGAACACTGCTGTCCAAGAAATCAACTGGGAAGCTGTTAACGACCTTACAAGAGTTAAAGACCATCAAGAGTTCTTGTACAAACTATTAACAAACAAAGATAGTTTTGTAAGAAAACGTATTATTGATCAAAACTTATCATTCTTAAATCAAAGACTAACTTATTATCTTGATAAGATTGGCTTGCCGCACATTGTTGAGTTCCAAAACGATCTAAGTGTATTGATTACACAGCTGGGTCAGGACCTAGACTTTGATAATCTGTCTAGAGGCGAGCGTAATAGACTGATCCTTTCTATGTCATGGGCGTTCCGTGACGTGTGGGAGAACCTATACCATCCTATCAACCTGTTGTTCATTGACGAACTAGTAGACAGCGGCATGGACTCTAGTGGTGTTGAATCAAGTATTGCGGTACTTAAGAAGATGACCCGTGAACGCAACAAGAATGTGTTCCTGATCTCACACAGAGATGATCTAACCAGTCGTGTAAACCACGTGCTCAAGGTCATTAAAGAAAACGGATTTACCAGTTACTCAACGGATATAGAAATAGTAGAATGAGTACAGAAGCACATGATCGCATGATCAAAGCGTTTCAAGAATATTTCAAGTGGCAAGACCGCTTTGAATACAAAGGCTCCGATGAAGCAGGCATAAAGGCACGATATTGGCTATCAGAAATACGCAACGAAGCATCAATTAGGCGAGTAGAAATACAAGAAAAAAGGCAACAACGTAAAGCAGCCAGAAAAGGCATGTTAGGCAGACCTCCAAAAATAACTAAGTGAGTGCTGTGGACATATCAAAATCAAATCGTAGAAGAACTACCTGAAGGCTACATTGGCTTCGTGTATCTTATTACGAATCTACACACCGGACAGAAGTACATAGGCAAGAAACTAGCACAATTCAAACGTACTAAACCCCCACTCAAAGGCAAAAAACTTAAAAGAAGATCAGTTGTAGAAAGCGATTGGCGTGACTACTTTGGTTCTTCTGATAGGCTCAACGCAGACGTCCAAGCACTAGGTCCGGAAAACTTCACTAGAGAAATACTTTATCTTTGTAAATCTAAGGCAGAAATGAGTTATTTAGAAGCTAGAGAGCAGTTTGAACGCAGAGTTTTAGAAACAGATGACTATTATAATGGCATTATAAATGTCAGAGTTGGCGGATCAAACATACTTAGACAGCGTCTAGAAGAACATAAAAAGGCAAAATAACTGCCAAATAAGCCCGCACTGGCGACTGTTATAGTGTCCAAAATCCGCTCTGATGTGTGGCGGTAAGGTAAGTCTGTTTGGTAGCAGACGGCTCAGCAAGTATCCTTAACAGGACCACGATCGCAAAATGCCTGCGGTTTTGCTGTTTGAATAGAGTTAATATAGGCTAAAATGAGGGGGGAGACACCCCAGATTATTAGATCAGTTAGCGTTGATTTAATAATTGCCGTCATATAAAGACGCAGCTCGTGGTACAGGATGACCGCCACTGTAATGCTGCAACGCTAAGTGATATTGTTCGACTCGGATAATGTTTTTATCTTTGCCCGGCCAGGGCAAAGTGTGACTGAACGATCTGGATAATATTTAAACTGCTTCGCAGTTAATTCTAGTAAAAATGTGTCTGAGCGTTAGCGATAGACACAAGCGAGCAATGCTCGCTTTCAAACATATAAATAATTACATTAAGTTCTTAGGATTATCTCTAAATGAAAATTACTGATATTGTATCTCAAAAACAGCAAGTAGATGAAGCACCTGTAGGTATGTTAAAAAGGGCTGGTCTAGGTATTGCTTCTAAACTTGGAAGTCAAACCGCTAAAGGTGCTCTTAATACAGCAACTATGGCTAATGGGCTACGTAAACAATTTGATTATTACCTAGGTCAAAGCGGACAAAAGCCTAATTCAGATGCTATTATTGCGTTCTTAGGTGCTAACGGATTTCCAACTGCTGGTGCTGAAGCTGCTATCAAACAAGCAGCAATGGCAGCTGGAACTATGCCAGCTAAAGACATGAGAGATACTTTAGGCATTGGTAAAAACGCAGGCGAGCCAATGGCAACTCCTAATCCATCTGGCCGAGTTGAGCCTACTCTAGATGATCCAGAGCAGCCAGCAGACCAAGCAGCTGATCAGCAAGACGATGCTGACGTTCCAAAAACTAACAGCGATGAAAAAAATTGGGACGACTATGAAGAACCTGCTTACAAACGCAAAGGCATAAAAAATCCAGCAGAGAGTATTGATGAACTAAGTCGTATTGCTCATCTAGCAGGTACAACATATAGACCTGTACAAGAAGTTGTAATTGATGAAGTTGATCTTAAAAATTCCACTGTGGATTCTATTATTAAAGCTGCTGTTCAAGATATTCTTAAAGCCAATATGGGTCAAAAATTAGATGCTATGATCAGCGGTCAAGGTGCTGCTACTACACAGGCTATCAACAAAGCAGGTGGTAATGCTGCCGACAACGCAGATGGTGGCGATGATTCACCACAGGGATTTATTGCTGGATTAAAACGAGGACTAGCTGGTGGTAAGGATGATGCTAAGACACAGACCAAAGGTAATCTCAATTACGGTAAGCTAACTGACATGTTGCCCGGTGTAGATCCTAATCAATTAAAGAAAGCTATCACAGGATACATGTCCGGAACTCCATTAACTCGTGAGCATATGGGAGTGATGTCTAGTGCGTTTGGTGAAATATTAAAGATGGATCCCGCACAAAAAACTCAGGTGCTACAGATCCTCAAAGCTATGAGTGCTCGTTAAAAGAACGGCAATCCAGAAGTTTTAGTAACATCCATGTTGTCTTTGACTATCTCAAGGACCAGTTCTCTTTCGTCCCAACTGAGATTCATAGCTTCAGCAAAAGACAATCCTCCACGCATGTACCAAACTGACCGCATGGCTTCTAATTTAATTTGCCTTGCTTGATCGTCAAGGGCTTTCGACTCGGCTAATATCTCAGGGATACTTAACGTCGAAAGCCTTTGTCGAAAAAATCCGATTGGTCCATGGTCAACTCCACTTCCCATTCGTGTTCACATTTTTGACACTTGCTGTGGAAACTGCTGAGGTTACCTGTTTCTCTAGTCTTGCTAACAGCAATGTTAATTTGATCAAACACACCTTTGTCGGTCTTTTGTAAAAATTCTTTGATAAATTCTGGATTATCTGTAGTACCAGCAGCACTTTCGACCTTGGTAATACATCTTACTGCTGTGTCAATAGTAAGGTCGGTAAGTTTGATAAAACTTTCTTGGAACATTTTTAATTTTTCTTGTTCGTCAATTGAGTCATCGTTGATCACTGTAAAGATACGTTGATGCTCAAATGCTTTAAGTGCTGTCTTGGTAATTTCTTCATAGGTCATTGGGCGAAGATGTACAACCATTTCATTACCGATTTCAACTTTAGTATCAAATTGTATTTTGTTAAGTCTATCTAAAACAGATCGTAGGTCAACAACAGCATCGTTGACATTTTCACATTTTGGACAACGTACAGTTACTTCCATTTCTTCACCGTAGGTAGCAATGCGGATTGCTGACAATATAGCATCAACATCTAAACTAGGAATTTTCCACGGGTCTAAAATGTTAGGAATGCAACTAGTAATAACTTCTCTAGTAGCAACTCCGTTCATTAACGCATCAGGAGTTTTAAACAACAGTTCATCTCTGGCTGTCATAGCAAACACAGGATATTCGTTGTTAGGAGTTTTTACTAATGATCCTTCTGTGTAAAATTCTCCTTTGGAAGGCAGCGACACATAAATCTTTGGTTGCCTAAAAAAGCTAGCTAGCGGGTTCGCTGTAGCTGGTTGTTGAGGAGCAGGAGCCTGCCCTTGAAATTTGTTTGAATCAAAATCTGTCATGTTTTCCACCTATAAATATATGTAGCATGATATTTATATACGCAGATTTTATGGTATTTCAATTCCGGTAATCAAACAACATGGCAAAAACAACAGTAGAAATTCTTGGCGGTCAATTAGACGGCACAGTACTTAACAACATGGCCAGCGAAGCTACCATGCGTGAACTGTTGGCGGCAGTAAAACAGAACAGTGGTAGCGGAGGAGGTAGCGGGGCTCAAACCGCTGGAGCATCTCCCGCTGCTAAATTGCGTAAAAGTTCTAGTACTATGTCTAAGCTAGCAGACGGGCTAGGCAATCAAATTGGCAATGCTATTGGTGCGGTAGGCAGCATGGGTGCTATGCTACTTACTGGTAATACTAAACTAAGTGCTTACACACGGACGCTCAACGATCAAGTAATATCTAAACTTCCAATTTTTGGCGGACTACTTGGCGGTGTTGGCGGACTACTAAATGATGGTATTGAAGTTTTAGAAGAATGGAACGAAAGTCTAAAATTAGGAACAGCAACTGGTGCCACTTTTGGTAACAGTATTCTAAGAGCATCAAAAGCTGCTACAGCATCAGCAATGGATCTAGATGAATTTATGCGGATGGTGTCTGCAAATTCGCCGGTGATGTTAAATCTTGGCAAAACTGTTACAGAAGGTGCTGAACGATTTAGTAGGATGTCAAAATTATTAAATCGCGAAGGGGGACTAGCAACACAAAGTCTAAGACAAATAGGCTACAGTGCCAAGGACGTTAACGAAGCATTTATAAAATATATCGATATTGCTGGTATGGGCCTACGTGACGATAGACGGTCAGACGCAGCTTTGCTAATTTCATTTGAAAGATTTCAACTACATCTGACTCAAATGGGATATTTGACCGGAAAGACAGTTAAACAACTTGAAAGTCAAATGGCTGTGGCAAATCAAGACATTGTCTTTAAAATGGAAATGGCTAAGTTAGGCAACACTCAACGAGACAAGATTCAAACTGCGTTAGCTAGCTATGTTACTATGTATGGTGAATCAGGTGCTGAATTATTTAAAGCGTTGTTCCTAGGCATGCCTCCAGGCAACGAAGATGCTCAAAATTTAATGGTATTAATGCCACAGCTGACTAAGAATATGAGGGAATCTATATCATCTGCTAAACATGGCACAGCTAGTGTTGAACAGTATACTGCTCAAACTGAAAATAAACTAATTAAATCTATGCTTGCTTCGGCCAAAACTGCCAACGGCATACAGAACATGCTCAACGCCGCTGCTGTTGGCTATGGCGATGCTGATAAATTTAGACGTGCAATTCAACCAATATTAGAACAGCTGAACAAACATGGTGACATTACAAAACTAACTGAACCTAAACTGCGAGAAATGTTTGCCCAGGCCAGAGTAGAAACGCAACAACGAGAAGCGTTGACAAAGTTCCTTAACGACTTTGAAATGGCCATGCAGAATTTAAAATTTCAGTTGATGGAGATGTTATACCCACTGTTAAACCAGCTAGGAGAATACTTAGATAAGCAAGACTTAGCGGGTAAAGTTAAACAATTTGGTGTTTTCTTAAAAGATTCGGTGGAAAAATATCTGCCTGGTGTTATTACTTTTTTCAAATATTTAGGAGATGAAAACGGTAGAGATTTTATATGGAATGAAGTAGCATATTTTTTCGATACCATGGGCATCAAATTCAAATATTATATGAAAGATATTCTAGGACTACAAAGTTCAGAAAATCTTGCAGCTGACATGAATAAAGAATTAGGTGAAGCACTTGATGCTTACGAGAAAAAACAGAGTAGAGTAAGAGAAAAGGGACTTCCAGCACCATACGAATTAAAAAAACCCGGTACTGACAAATCTAGCAAAGGCGTATCATCAGACGCAATTACACGATCTCAAGCAGCTATTAAACAAATGACAGCAGCTAATATTCCAAGATTTGGTGCTCCTCTAGAAGGCATGGCAAGCAGAAGAATAACTAGTCCGTTTGGAGCAAATCGACCAGATGGTCCTCATGCTGGCACTGACTATGAAGCAGCAATTGGAGAAAAAATTCTTGCGCCGCATGGAGGCAAGATATTTTATGGACATGACAAACGATCCGGACATTTTGTACAAATATCGGACGAAAAAAATAAAATAGTCAGTGTATTAGCTCACATGGATCCAGCAGGCGACGAACTTTTTAAATTACAAAAATCTTTTCCTAAAAATGCTATTATCAACCCCGGAACACATGTGGGCTATACCGGCAATACTGGTCGTTCTTCAGGACCCCATCTTCATTGGCAAACCAAATATAACGACCAGTTTGTAGATCCTAATCAGTATATGAAATCACATTCAACAGGAACATTAGGGCAATACGGTTCGCTGTTTAAAGATTTTGGAGCAGGTACTGATGTAATACTAGATGATATAGAAGCAGTAATGACTCCTGGACAGATGAATTCAGTGATAGCTGGTGCTGGTAACATTGCTACTACAGAGATGTTAGAATCGTTAGATAGAAATTTTCAAAGATTAGCAAGCATTATGGCAGAACGAACAAATTTATCTAGATCGCAATTGTCGTATATAGAAAAAAATCAGGTTAACATAGCATAATGGCAAAAAATACAGTAGAATATTACAGCAGCAGTCTAGGATCTGGCGTTATAAACAATGCTGCTTCTGAAGCAACTCTTCGCGAGATAGTATTAGCATATAACAATATGTCCGGTGGCGACAACAATACTATTAGTGATACAGACGATACTATAAAAGCTACTAATAAAGTTTTAACATCGGCATCAAAAGCATTTTCATCACTGGCTGCTGGTCTAGTTAACACAGTTACTGCCGGTAAAAACTTTACCTCAATGCTAGCACGAGGTGAAGATAAACTCAGTGCGTACAGTAGATTTTTAGAACAAGACGTAATTAAAAAACTTCCAGTAGTAGGAGATGCTCTAGGAGGGTTTGCGTCAATTATTACTACTTCTATATCAATCCTTGAATCATGGAATGATGATCTTAAACAAGCAACCAAATACGGAGCAACCTTTGGCAATGACATGTTTGAGTTTAAAGAATCTGCTCTACGTATGGGATTAAGCACCGACGAGCTGATAAGTTTAATTGCTGAAAACAGCGAAAAGATAGTAGCATTTGGAGGAGGTACTGTTACTTCTGGCATGAGAAATTTTTCAAGAATGTCAGAAGTAATGTTTATGGAAAACTCTGCGGTTTCTGACATTCTTGATAGAATGGGATATAGTTCGCAACAACAAAACGAACTACTGCTTGATTTTAATTGGAGTTCTAGAAGAGGAAAAGCATTTCAAGAACATGAATTTAACACTACTAGTAAACAGTTTCTAGCCTATGCTAGTCAGTTAGATGTGTATACAAAACTCACAGGTAAGAGTCGAGTTGATAGAATGAAAGCTGCCGCTGCTGCTAGTCAAGATATATCCTATCAACTAAGTGTTGGTAAGTTAGGCGACCAACAACAAATAAGAATGGAAACTGCTCTTAACGGATTTGCTATGATTTTTGGAGCAGAAGGAGCGGAGTTGTTTAAGGCCAGACACTTAAATGTAACAACAATGAATGATACTGCTTTAGCTTTGTCTATAGCATTAGGGCCAGACTTTGATAAGGCGCTTGGTGAAATCCAACGACTAGCTAAAACTAAAGACATCAACCCTGATGTATTCAACAAAGCAGTTAATAGTATGTTGGGAGATCAATTAGCTAATGCCAAAAGAGCAGTTGATCGGTTAAATCCGTTACTAAAAGCTGCCGCTGCTGGCAATGAGCAGGCTAAAAAAACAACTAAAGCTCTAACGCCAGTAATGGAATACCTAGTGCGGCAAGGAAAACTGTCTGATGATGTTCGAGGACAATTTATAAAACAGATCGAAGCTATTAAAAACGAACAAAAGGATGCTGATGCGTTTGCTGATGTGCTAAGAAAGTTTCAACGTGCTGTTATGAAAGTGCACTTGTCGTTTATGAGAACGTTGCTGCCTGTGTTCAAAGATCTAGCTAAAGAATTTAAAATAGCGATGATCCCTCAAATGATCAATGACTTTGGTAAACAATTACAAATAATTGCTAGAGATTCATTACCGTACATACAAAACTTCTTTGCTAATATAACTTCTCCAGAAGGAATTACAATGATGGGTGACACATTTTTCTTAATGATGGATTGGTTGAAGTATCAAATTAACTACTTTATTAGATCATCATTAGAAGATCTAGCTCCAGACTTGGCTGTAAGAATAGCTAAACGATTTGGTTGGATCGAAGATTCAAAAAAATATAAAGAACGAGCAGAGAAAACTGGAGAACAAATTCAGAAAAATCTTAGAAGTACAATCGAGCCTGGAATGAAAAGTGTTACTGAATCAGGTACAAATACACAAGATACCACAGCAGAGCCTCTAAAGATTGCTACCAACGATAAAAATTATTTTATTGAAAGTCTAAAAAGGGGTGCTTCAGGACATTTTCAATATTTGGATAGCGAGTTTGCAGCTAGCTCATCAGCATCAGATGTCAAAGACCCCGGTGTTATTGAAAAGATTTTAGCAGAAAGAGAACTAAGAGCTAAAGACGGCAAAGCACCGTTAGATCCAGGTCCTGAAAAATTTGGTGGTTTATCTTTATTAGAACGTGAAGCACTACTAAATGTGATTGATATGAATCTGCCCGGGGTTGGCATGAGTTATTTTCCATTAAAGCGAGTAATATCAGATCCTGCCCTGTTTGAAACAGCAGGAGCTAGAAATTCTTATAGAATTAATCAGTTAAAAAAACGACCAGAGTACGAAAGTGAATTACAAAGACTTCGAATAGAATTTCCAAATACGTATCTAGGAATGAACACTGGAACATTGGGCAGATTTGGATCATTGTTTGCCAACTTTGGCAAAGGAACACGAGCAACACTACATGGCAAGGAAGCTATTGTTACACCAAAACAATTGCAATCTGTCATAGGAGCTGGTACTCAGATATCAGTGAGAGATGTAGTAAATCGTTTAAATACTAACATTAATCTAATGATATCTGTGGCTAAAGAAGATGTTAGATTGGAACGTTCTAAACTGATGGCAATGACCTAAGTCAAGCACTGGAGAATAAATTGAGTTGGAAAAAATATTTTACGCCCGTACCGGTAGGTAAACAAGCAGGAACTATGAGCCCATTGGGCAATGGTAGTCGGCCAGGGCCTGCACGTTCAAACTATTCGTCATTCTTACCAGATGTCTATGCCGGAACACCTAACCGTGTTGAACGATACATGCAGTACGAAACAATGGACATGGACAGTGAAGTCAATGCTGCCTTGGATATTCTAGCAGAGTTTTGTACACAGACCAATAGGGAAAATAACACAGCGTTTCAAATTAATTTCAAAGGTCAACCAACGTCGACAGAAGTTAAGATCCTCAAAGACGGTCTCCAAAAGTGGACACGCTCACAACAGTTTGAAACAAGAATGTTCCGCATTGTGCGTAACGTTTTCAAATACGGCGACGTGTTTTTTATTAAAGATCCAGAAACACAAAAATGGTACTACGTTGATCCTAGTAAAATTGTAAAAATTATTGTCAACGAATCAGAAGGCAAAAAGCCCGAACAGTACGTAGTTCGCGATATAAACTTTAATTTTAGAGATCTAGTAGCAACTTCAATATTGGCCAACACAAACAAAACACCGGCAGGGTCTGGTTCATATGTTAGTGGTGGCGGATTTGGTCGAGGTATGGTTGGTGCTGCTCCTCAGCAGACTGGCACACGTTTTAGTACCACGCAAGAAGAACTAGCCATTGATGCCAAGCACATTGTACACCTAAGTTTATCAGAAGGCTTAGACAACAATTATCCATTTGGTAATTCATTGTTGGAAAGTGTGTTCAAAGTCTACAAACAGAAAGAACTGCTGGAAGATGCTATCATTATCTATCGTGTACAACGTGCTCCTGAGCGTAGAGTGTTTTACATCGACGTAGGTAATATGCCAGCACACATGGCTATGAGCTTTGTTGAGCGTGTTAAAAACGAAATCAATCAACGTAGAATACCTAGTCAGTCAGGTGGTGGTCAAAACATGATTGATGCCAGTTACAATCCACTGAGCATCTCAGAAGACTACTTCTTTCCGCAGACAGCAGAAGGTCGTGGATCTAAGGTTGATACATTGCCAGGCGGTACTAACCTAGGTGAAATTGATGACCTACGTTATTTTACTAATAAATTATTCCGTGCCCTACGTATTCCAAGCAGCTATTTGCCAACCATGCCTGATGACAGCCAAGCTGCTCACACTGATGGTAAAGTAGGCACAGCATATATTCAAGAGCTACGTTTTAATGAATACTGCAAACGACTACAGACAAACTTAATTGCTAATTTTGATTTAGAATTCAAAGAGTGGTTGATTGAAACTGGTATTAACATTGATAATTCATTGTTTGAATTAAAATTTAATCCGCCACAAAACTTTGCTGCTTACCGTCAAAGTGAGCTCGACAATGCTCGTGTACAGACATTTGCGGCATTACAAGAAGTTCAGTTTATGAGCAAACGTTTTGCTCTAAAACGATTCCTAGGTTTAAGTCAAGAAGAAATTACCGAAAACGAAAAACTATGGAAAGAAGAAAACGGTACACTTGTGTCAGCAGCTATGAATGCTGCTAGCGAAATGCGATCTGTAGGTGTAACACCAGCTGGCATATCCAGCGACATGGACGCACAAGATGCTGAAGCACCAGACGACCTAGCAGCTCAGGCAGAAAATCCATCACCTGAAGCAGGCGGAGCAGACCCCGCAGCAGCTCCATCGACTTCGCCGGCAATTTAATAAATAATAGAATGAAGCTTCTAGAATTTTTTTATTTTAACGACAAACAAACTGAGTACGTAGACGACAAACGCTACGAGAATCAGCGTGATTCGTCTGTGTTAGAGAAGGGCGATACTCGAAAGATACGGCTAACTCTTAAACAGATCAACCAACTCAGAAAGCAAAGCGAAGCACATCAGTTCGAGCAGGCTGCGGAATTAGAATTTGTACAACAGATGTATGGACAGCCACCAAACGCAGACGAACAAACCGCCTAAAAAAATAGCATTCGTACTAGGAAACGGCCGCAGTAGACTGCGTCTAAACCTACCTGAATTAAAAAAATACGGCAAAATCTATGGGTGTAATGCTCTTTACAGAGAGTTCGAACCCGACTATCTAATAGCAGTAGACGAAAAAATGATTAGAGAAATTGCCAATTCTCGTTGGCAACTGGGTAAACAAGTGTGGACTAATCCTAATAAAAATGTTTTAAAATTAGAAGGATTTCAGTTTTTTAATCCGCATAAAGGATGGAGTTCAGGACCCACAGCATTGTGGTTAGCTAGCAGTCATGGCTACGATGAAATCTATTTTTGTGGTTTTGATTTCCAAGGAACTGAAGGAAAACTAAACAACATCTACGCCGATACACCTAACTATAGACGCAGTTACGAAACAGCAACTTACTTCGGAAACTGGGTAAATCAGACTGAAAAGGTCATAAAAGAGTTTCGAAACATTAAATATCATAGAGTAGTAACAGACAAAACTGATTTTGTTCCTCCTGCTCTAGCTGGTATTTCTGGAAATTTACGTCATGTAACCTATGACGAATTAAAAGAAGATTTACACAAGGCTGTATTTAAATAATCAAAATTCATCAAAAAACTACCATTTAATCCCGGTCTTTGTAATAATAGTTAAATATAATTTGACAGCCTAACCATTTTGGAGGAAACAATCATGGCAGATAAGAATCAAATCGCAGCAGTGCTAGAGCATTTGCTGAACAATGAACAGCAAAAAGCTGAAGAATTATTTCACGAGTATGTAGTAAGTAAGTCTCGTGATATCTACGAAAATCTAATCGATGCTGAAATCGATGAAGAAACAAAAGACGACGAAGAAGTCGACGAAGCAGCTGAAAAAGATGAAGACGAGTCAAACGCAGATCTTGACGAAAACTTTGACGAAATTGGCGAAGGCGACGACGAAACCGACGACCTAATTGGCGATATCGAAGCTTCTGATGAAGAAGGTGAAGAAGACGAAATGGGCGACGAAGAAGGTGAAGAAGAGGGCGACGAAGATGAGCCAGCAACTAAAGGCGATCTACGTGATATCGTTGACGAATTAGAAGCAGCGTTTGCCAAGTATTCATCAGGCGACCACGAAGAGCCAGACGCAGACAACATGGGCGGACCAAGCGACATGGACGCTGACAACATGGGCGGAATGCCAAGCATGCCAGGTATGATGAAAGATGACCTAGGTGATCTAGAAACAGTACGTGAATATGTTGAGAAAGTTCCAGCAGGTCACGGCGCAGAAAAAAAAGGTGCTGCTGAAAAAGCTGACAACACAAAGTCAACAGTAGCTAATAAAAACGACATGGGCGGTACAACTGCTAACATTCTAAGCAGCAAAGAAGACAGCGTAGCTTACGCAGGAGCAGGCGGTACTATCAAAGGTAACGGTCTAACCAAGCAAAAGCCACAAGACATGAATACCGGCAATGTCAACGTAGTTGGAGGCACCAATGCTAAAGCTTTCTATAGTAAGAATAGCCAAGGCCATGGAGCTGAAAAGAAGGGTACCGCTGAAACTGGTGTAGATGCTACATCAATCATTCGCGGTAGCAGATAATCGGAACTACCCAGGTGAAAAACTATCTAAGAGAAAATCTGAGTTTTGACCAAGCACAATTGGTCCTTGAAAGTACCGAAGATGATAAGGGCGGTAAAACTCTACACTTGAATGGTATTTGTATCCAAGGCGATATTAAAAACCAAAATCAAAGAGTTTACCCCTCCTCTGAAATCGCTAGGGCTGTCAAAACTGTCAATGACCAAATTGCAGGTGGTTACTCAGTTCTCGGAGAAGTTGATCATCCAGAAGACCTACGCATTAACCTAGACCGCGTCAGCCACATGATTACAAAAATGTGGATGGACGGTCCTAATGGTTACGGCAAGTTAAAACTACTTCCTACTCCTATGGGACAATTAATTCAAACCATGTTGGAGAGCGGAGTTAAATTAGGCGTAAGTTCGAGAGGGTCCGGAGATGTTGATGGTGACGGCAAAGTCAAAGGTTTTGAAATTATTACAGTTGACGTTGTCGCCCAACCTTCTGCTCCAGGTGCTTATCCAACACCAGTTTACGAAGGCCTCATGAATACCAAGGGAGGCTACCAGGCATTTAGAATAGCACAGGAAGTACAAGGCGATCCAAAGGCACAGCAATACATAGCAGAGAGTCTGAAAAAAATCATTTCAGGCCTTAAATAACAGTAGGAGAATCACATGCTAGATATCGTTAAGCAATTATTTGAAAACAATGTGATTTCCGAAGAAATCAAATCGGAAATTGAATCAAGCTGGAATAGCAAAATTCAAGAAACCCGTGACCAAATGACGGCAGAACTTCGTGAAGAGTTTGCACAAAAGTACGAACATGACAAATCTGCATTGGTAGAAGCTTTAGATACAATGGTTGGTGACCGCCTACAAGTTGAGCTTGCTGAACTTGCCGAAGATCGCAATCAATTAATTGAAGCCAAAGCCAAGTATGCTAAGAAGATGAAAGGCGATTCCGAGAAAATGAAGGAATTCGTTCTACGTCAACTAGCTACAGAACTGAAAGAACTACACGAAGACCGTAAATCTGTTGCTGAGAATGTTTCTAAACTAGAAAGTTTCATTGTAAACGCACTAGCAAAAGAAATTTCTGAGTTCCACACTGATAAGAAAGATCTTGTTGATACCAAGGTAAAACTTGTACGTGAAAACAAAGAAAAATTTGAAGCAGTAAAAGCAGAATTTATTTCTAAAGCTTCTAAACTAGTTGAAAATGTTGTTACATCAAAACTAACAGCAGAAATGACTCAGTTAAAAGAAGACATCGAAGCCGCCCGTAAGAATGATTTTGGTCGCAGAATTTTTGAAAGCTTCGCTAGCGAATATGCTTCAAGCCATCTCAACGAGAAATCAGAGACAGCTAAACTATTAAAACTAGTTAAGCAAACAGAAGCACAACTTGAAGAAGCCGTTAAGGCAGTTCAAGAGAAAGAACAAATTTTAGAATCTAAAGATCGTGAAATCCGCGTGGTAAAAGGCGTGGCACAACGTGATAAGATCATGAGTGAATTGTTGAATCCATTGACTGGAGATAAGAAAACAGTTATGAGCCAACTACTTGAGTCTGTACAGACTGAAAAGTTGGATATGGCATTTGACAAGTATCTTCCAGCCGTTATGGCCGGCGACGCTCCTAAAAAGAAGGCATTGACAGAAGGCAAGGAAGTAACAGGCAATAAAGAGGCACAACAGCTCAGCAGTGGGGAAAAAACTGCTGATATTCTACACATCCGCAAGCTCGCGGGACTTAAAGTTTAAGGAGAACTAATATGTCAGAACTACTCGAGTCACGCTGGCAGGAAACCAAAGAGGCACTTTTAGAAGGCCTTCAAGGAACTCGCAAGTCAGTAATGGCTACTACTCTTGAAAATACCCGCAAGTATTTGTCGGAGAGTGCTACTGCTGGTGCAACTTCTGCCGGTAATGTCGCAACACTAAATCGTGTGATCCTTCCAGTGATCAGACGTGTAATGCCAACCGTTATTGCTAACGAATTAGTTGGTGTACAACCAATGACTGGCCCAGTTGGTCAAATCCACACATTACGTGTTCGTTATTCAGAAACTAACGACAACGTTACTGCTGGTGAAGAGGCTCTAAGCCCATTCAAAATCGCTACTAGCTACTCAGGTGGCGGTACTGATCCAAATGGTAAATCTGTTTCTACTGCTGCTTTAGAAGGCGTTGCTGGTCGTAAGATGAGCATCCAAATTTTGAAACAAACAGTTGAAGCTAAGACACGTAAATTGTCTGCTCGCTGGACATTTGAAGCTGCTCAAGATGCACAAGCCCAACAAGGTATTGACATCGAAGCAGAAATCATGGCTGCTCTAGCACAAGAAATTACAGCTGAATTCGACCAATAAGTTCTAGCTTCTTTACGTACTTTATCTGGTACTGCTACACAGACATACGACCAAGCTGCTGTATCTGGTACAGCTACATTCTTT